AATAATTACAAAAAAGTTTGGTAGTTTGTAAATATGTTGTATATTTGTGTAACAAAAGCAAATAACAATGGTAACTTTAAAAAACGCAAAACTGATAAAAGAAACAGAAAAGGCAATTCAAATTGAATTTTGGAAAAAATTATTTTGGATACCTAAAAGCCTGTCAAAAGTTAATGATGATTCAATTGAGATTATCGATTGGTTTTATAAAAAAGAAATTGATTGGAAGATTACTGCTAAATACATGGCAAGCGTACTCGGATTTAATAAAATTGATTCAGATGCAGAAGGATTACCAGCACAAATGCAAGCATTTTTTAATAATTAAATATAAATTAAAATGGAACAGCAACACAAACAAGAATTTTACTTTGCAGTTTATGACAAAGAAGACACGTATGACGACAATGAATGTTTAACAACGTTTGATACAGAAGACGAAGCTCGTGATTTTGTCAATACAGAAAACGCGGGTTATGGTTACAAAAAATTATATTATATAGAGAAACTTTATGCAGATGAAGAAGAAGAATAGTCGTAAAGTTTTGCATTTAGAAATAAAAGAGACCGGCGAACATAAATATTATGGTTCTCTGGTTTCTCTTTGCAAGGATAATGAAGAAATTATTCCATCGTCTTTTTATCACACTTTGAAAAGATTAAAGTTTCAAGAGCCTTATGAGAATGATGTTTATAAAATTCGTTTAGGCGCACTTCTCACGCCGTCTGATGTGAAGGGTGGTAGAAATAACGGCTAACGTTTTGCGTGTATAAGAAGTGGCGGAATTTGAAACCGAAACTTTTAGAAACCGAATAACTTAATTAGAATTACAAAACTTTAAATTAAACCGAGAACCCGCCATTTTTTATACACGCTGTTAGTGGCTGGGCTTTTCACAAAATCAATACAATGGCAGAAAGAACAAAACTTACTTTTGAAATGATTAATCTTGATGATGATTATATCGTTGACCCAAATTCTATTTTCATAAATGGATGGTTGCCTAATTGGCAAATGCTTGATGAATTTCTATTTAAGAAAGAAGATAGTAATTTACCTGAACTGATTGAAAATATAGAAAGTGGCAAAATGTATCAAGTTGAGTTAGAAATTTGGGTCGATTCAGATGATTATAGACATTGGATTGATTTCAAAGTGTTGGATAGTGGTTTGGTTTAGCCTTGCCACTAACGTTATAGCAGCTTGCCGAAGTGCGGGCAAGGGGAGTACGAAATCTCAATTTAGCACTAAAGCAAGGTTTTTATTTTTTTTTTGAGCGTTGGCAATAACTTAATTTAAAATAGAATGAAACAAGATTTAATTAACGGAACAAATGACGAGTATTACACACACGAATACTCAATAACGCCTTTATTGAAATACATAAAGAAAGGAACTACTGTATGGTGTCCATTTGACCCACCGAAGAGTAGGTTTGTAACTGAACTTGAAAAGCACGGTTGCAAAGTGATAAGAACTCATATTGACGAGAATGGGGATTTTTTTGAAATACCTACTCCTGAATGTGATTACATTATTTCAAATCCACCATACAGTTGTAAAACACAGGTTTTTAAAAAGCTATTTGAGATTGGAAAACCTTTTGCAATGCTTGTTGGAATTGAGGGGATATTAGGAAGCAAAGAAAGGTTTGAGCTTTTTAAAAATAACCCTCCTGAAATTATGTATTTCAATACAAGGGTAAAATATATGAAGTCATACGATATTACAGGAACAGACACAAATCCACCTTATGCAAGTGCTTATGTTTGTCAGAAACTTTTACCAACTCAAATTGTCTTTGAAGCGTTGGCAAAAAAAATAATATTGCGTATAACGTATCGGTGCTATACGATGTGGCGGTTTTTCAGCAGAAAGCCCCACACAAAGAACCAAAGTTGAATTTAAAATAAATGTTTAATCGAAGTGCGTCAGCCGCCATATTGTATAGCACTTGTTAGCGGCTGCCCTTCTTCTCAAATCAAAATAAAAATGGAATACATAGACGATTTAAGTTATTCAAACCTTGTCAATTTGATACAAGGCGAAGAAATAAAGGCTGCTGATATTTTACATACAATAGCCTTAGAAATGGAAGACAACCAAATGTCAAGAGCCAAGCCTTAATAAGGTTACATTTCAAGAAAGAGATTACAAAGCTGTAAATAAGATACTAGTCAAAATTTTGATATATATTGACCAATTAATGATTTCTAAACTAATATAATGTGTTAAAATTGACACGAGTGTGGTAGACTTTAATCAGGATACATTGTTTTAAAAAAGATGAGTATTATATCGTTAATTGAAAAATAATTCATTAGAGACGATTTGTAGAACACCAATTTTTATGTTTTTAGTTAAATATTTCAAATTATGGATTTTTGGGTTTATTATCTATAGGTAAAATAAGGGAGCTTCTTTGAGGTTCCCATTATTAATTAAGTTTGTATATTTGTAAATCTATTGTAATTTTACAATGAAAATGCAAATAATATGCGCGAATACTATAAATCAGACATAATTAGACTTTCTAAACAAGTTGAGTTATGTGTTCCAGTAGTTTATTTTTTGATTCATGAAGATGAAATTGTATATGTGGGTTTCACAAACAATATACACTTCAGATTAGCAGCACATAAAGCAGACAAAATGTTCGATAGATTTTATACTATTGAATTTGAAACGAAAGAAGAGGGTTTGCTTTTTGAGAAACAGTATATCAAGAAATTTAAACCACTATATAATAGAATGTACAACGATGAAGCTCTTATGAAAAGAGAAAAAGCTTTATTGTTAGAAGAAAAAATAAATTACATTAAAGAAAGAAAAACAAAATCTACAACAATAGTAAATAAAGATTGCGAAGTAAATGAATTAATAAAAACTTCTGAAAAATACAATCTTTTGAAAAATACTTTCTGTAAAAGAGTTATTAACGGAGTCAATATGTACTTAATTAATCTAAATGGAGATTACTATTTATTACCAATATGTGATAAAAATACATTTATTCACTTAAACTCAACATATTCCATATCTGGTAACTATGGAGAAATAAAAAACTTTAAATTATGAGAATGTTATTTTTTAGCAATAAAGCAGGTTTCCAATTATTAAAAAGGATTTATGCTTACAGAAGTAGATGGGAAATTGATCTTGAAACAAAATTAGAGATATTTCACAATTCAAAGGATACAGATTCTTTAGGCAAATACATAACATTATTCAACAATTGGTTATTGAAAAATATGGATTCTAAGATTACATTAAAGAGGTCTCCAAAATGTATGTATATTGGAGATCCAATAGTTCGCGAGTGGAAGATAAACATAATGAAGGGTAAGCGTCTTATATTTTCAGTTTCAGAACCATTTAAGCCAAAAAAATAATTAAAAAGTTTTTTCTTAAGAAAAATATATTACTTTAGCAAAAATTATGAAGAAAGGTAAATTTAATTTTGAATTTTGGGCTATTGATGTAAATGGGAATAAATATCACGAACATGTAGACTCAAAATCTTCAAGAACTTCTAAAGTTAAAAAACAGATAGAAGATAAATTTTCATTTAAGATAGTTGATTGTTTAGATTTTGGAATTAGAAGAACGTTTGAATAAAAAATAATGAAGAAAAATAAATTGATAGTAAAATTACTATTAAAAATAGAAGGATTCAAAGCAAATAGCAAAGTAAACGAAGCCATTAAAGATAAGCTTGAATCAAAGTTTACTTGTATCGATGCACCATTGAACGACAATAAACTTCAGTTTAACGATAAGCAATTAAAGTTTCTTATTGAAACATTAGACGAAATACAACAAATCAGATAAAACTATGCCATTAGGAGAAACACTGTTTACAATCTACCTTATATCTCTAAGTGTCTCAATATTTGGATCTATTCATTTTGAAGAAGACATGGAAGAATGGTTGTCAGACTATGGTTTGAGTATGAAAGAAATGTATATAGCGTCATTTATACCAATAATAAATACGCGACGTATGCTATTTTTGTAGTTGGAGACATATTGAAAGAAATACATTTCTATTTAGTAATTCTACAAGTAAGAATGGTTATTAACTACATAAATTAAAGGTATTTTTTAGAAAACTATTTAAGATAAAAGTATGAAAATAGAATTTTATAGTAATCAAAAGCTTGTTAAAAATGAGGTTTCTATTGGTAAAACAAGTAGCTTAAGATTTAAGCAAAAACTTGCATCTGAATTTGGATTAGAAAAGGGTCAAAGATGGAAAATTGGTGTCAATTCTGAAGAGAAACAAATATCTGCATTGTATTTCATAAGAGATGATAATGATGAAGGTGGTTTCAAAATATCTTATTCTAATGCAACATTTATGATGAATGTAAAGGGTGTTATCACTAAATTTAATATCATAACACCAAATACTTTCAAATGTGAAGTGTTTAAAGATGGTGAATATGAAGGTTTCAAAATAACACTTAATAGTGATGACATTAGAAAAGTATAGAGATCTTAGGAAAATATTCTTACAACAATATATGAAATCCAAAGCAAATGAGCTTGGATTCGTTTCATTAAGTAATTTTACACTTTCAAATTTTGATTTGTTTATATGGCTTTATTCTATAGAAAATATAACGACTAAGTTTTCAAATGGAGTAAGTTCAATAAGTCACAAAAAGTGGTTGGTGAAGTTTCCCAAAAACCTGTAGACAAAATCAAAATAGAAGATGTTAGACTATTCATGGATCAACTTAGAAAAGAAAACGTACCATTGGGTAAAAAAATAGAAGACATAGCTGGAAAAGATGTAGAACTATATGGTAAAATATTCAATAGAATGGGTTATTTAAGTGTAAGATTATCAAAATTCAAATAATGGAAGTATCTCAAGAAATAAAAGATAGATTAGAGAAGAGATTACAAGTAATTAAGGATTGTAAAACTCTTGAAGAATTATCTTTCTCTATATGGTCAAAGAAATTAGACGTAACAACTGGATCTTCAAAGCAAACTTATAGAGACGGTTTCATAAATTGGATAGAGAGTAAGAAGACTGGTAAAAAACCTACTTGGACAAAATACCAAACAGTTCAGAATCTTGTTTACGCTATATGGTATCCTCATTTAGATAACAACGAAGAAGACGTACTTTGGTTTGGATCTCTAAGAAATGAACTTACTGTTTGGATAGAAAATTATTTAAAATCATGATAAAAATAAGAAGCAAGGAGCAAATAATGGCAATTATAATTGTTGCCCTATTGTTAACTACAGCATTAACAGTTTTCATAAACGTAATCAAAAAGAAGAATCTAAAAATAGAGAATAAACTTACATCAGCCGAATGTAGCTCTAAAATAGATTCACTAGAAAATGAATTCACAACATACAGGAATTTGATGTTGCTTCAAAATGAGGCAGTCATAATGGCAAGTCAAAATAAAGTTTCAAAATATAAATTAGACAGTTTAGATGCAAAAATTAAAGATGTTGATCTCTATCATTATGCTGACGATAGGGATTACAACGAGAGCTTACTCAATGTTGCCAACTATATTGAGTCAAGAAGTAAAAGAAAGTAAGGATACGTCTGTGAATGGGAGAGTCTTAATAAATGAGTTTTCTCGCTTGATAGATATGTGTGAGCTCAAGGATTACAAAATAAAAGTAATGTATGAGCAAAAGAAAAATGACAGCCTTTTAGTGTTGTCACTAAACAAAAGGATATTTTTGCAAAACTACGAATACAATATAGCAGTAATGAAAGAAAGGGAAACCAATCAAACACTTTCAGATAAGTTGGCTAGGAATTCTATAGAGATGGATCAGACATTGAGAAAGTCAAGAAGAATAATTGTAGGAGAATCTATTGCAATATTTCTATTAACAACAATATTGTTTATAAAATGAAAGAAAATAAATACTGGTTTATTTTTTTAATATTAGAAACTATTCTTATTTTAATCTTATTAAATGTTAGCAAAGAATTGATGAAGAATGGTTTAGATTGGATAGGGAATATAATCAAGCTACTTGTTTTATTATTTATATTTTATATGATGGCAAAAAACATTAATGAATTAATAAAATGAAAAAGACACTATACCCATTTTTGATGATTATCATTATAGCTTTGATGTATAGTTTGTTTCATAAAGATTATGATCCAAATTATAGTGGTATACCTTGTGGATACGTTATAAATGGAAAGGAAATAGATATTGAAAAAATATCTCATTTATTCAAAAATCAAGGTGGAGAATATTTATTCGATTTAGAGTCAAAATCAAATACAGCTTACATAAAGTGCCCACAAAAGAGTCAACCAGACAAATATAAAGTTCTTAATCATTATACGCAGGTAATATATGATACTAACCTAACAATGAAGATATGGCATCTTGAAAGTAATTATGAAAATATCTACGTAGTTTTAGACCCAATCAATAGTAAAATATTTGTGTCTGAAGATTGCTCTCTATTTGGAAAAGAAAATTGTAAGGAGTTTAAACATGGTAGAATGTATAAAGTAAAAGAATTATGAGAAAACATTTCAAATTTATAGAGAACATTACATACGAAACTGGATCTATTTTCAAATTCGAATTGTGTAGACATTTCTTCTACAATCTATTTAGGTTGTTTATTCTTCAATTAAGAGGTAAGTCTTGGGAGGTTGATTTAAAGTTCTTTTTACAGAATGGTTTAGATGGTTATTTTGAAGATGTTGAAACACTAAAAGAATGTTTGAAGAATTTTCCAAGTGAGATCTATTTAACAGAATTAGATAAAGCTAAGGGAATGTATAAGATACATTTATTCTTTTCGACAAATAAGGGTTTTTGTTATGCAACAGTTGATTCCATTTTATATGAAATAGTATGACTAAATGGAGTGAGGAGATAGAGCAAAAAAAAGACAACCACGGTGGTTTTAGGTATTATCATGCTAAGTTTGAAAAATTTATCTCTCAAAGAGATTTTTTCAATTTAGAGAAAGTAATATTTGACTACAATATTATAGGTGGTAAAAGCTTCAATAAGACAATAGATCTTGTGGCTGAAATGTTTCCAAATGCCTATCACCACATGGGTGATGAAGATTTTAGGAAAGCTGTAAAAGAGCTCAGAAATATAAGTATTCAAAAGATATTGCCAAATAATATTTCTGAGCTTTATCAAAACACCATAGTTCAACATGTTTCCATATATGAACAACTTTATGATTATTTCAATGAAAGTGGAGAAGTAAAGTCTTCTTTGCAAACTATGAAACAGAAAGAAGCATTGTTGGATTTAATAGCTGAAAATGAAACTCTTATTAAAATAGAACAGGAAGAAGTTATTGAAAATAAGTCATCGTTTAATTTTGATTTATTGTCAGCGAAAGAAAAAGCTCAATTAAACTCATTGATGGAAAAGGCTGGATTTAATGCGATTATACAACTAGAAGAATATACAGAATATGAAACTGTTTGAGTTAGATAAATTAGGGGATTTTTTAATTACTGTTTTGAAAACAGATATTGAAGCTAGACCATTTTCGATTCATTTATCTAAGAATGAAAAGGAAGATGTGGTATTTGTTTTGCAAGATAAATTTGGTGAAGAACTTACAAAAGGATCTCCACAAAGCGTAATAAATTTACTTAGAGGTCAAGACGTTACTATTCTGCAAAAATATGATAAAAGTGAAATAGCTGAATTTTTCGATTGGTGGTGGAAGAGTGAGGATTCAGAACTTACAATGGGTGGTGCTGATAATTTCTTGAAAGCTTTTAATTATTGGGAGCAAAATGTAAAAGTCGATGAAGAATTATTGGAAGAGATAAAAGATGGAAATTGAAATAGGTCAAATTGTAATAACTAAAAAGAAGAAATGTATAGGGTCTCATCAAAGTAATAACATTCAAAACAAGTTTTTGAAACTAAGGGTTAAAATGATAATCCCAACTCTGAATAGTAAGAAAGATCAAGGTGAGTTGATGTTGATGTTTTTTGATTACCCTATTCCAATGTATCTAAATAGTGTTGTAGGATCTTATGAGTTTGAAAAGTATTTAGACGTAAAACCTTGGGAGATTCTGTCTTATAATGATCTAGAATTTGATAGATTGGTGAATTTTAGAGATTAATGGATTTTGATGCTTTAGAATTAGAACTAAAACGAAGTACATACAAAGAAAGCTATTATGAATTTTTTAAGTGGGCATTTGAATTATTGCATTCTAACGAACCATTTGAAGATAATTTCCATATAGAATTCTTGTGTGAAACTTTAGATGCTGAGCAAAAAAGAATAGAGAGAAGAGAGGAGAATGATCAAGATTTAATAATCAACATTCCACCGAGAACATCTAAATCTTTAATTTGTTCAGTTATTTTTAATGCTTGGGTTTGGACTAGAAATCCAGCAGCCAAATTTTTATGTATTTCTTACGACGACGCTTTATCGATTCTAAACGCACAATTATGTAAGGACATAATAACATCAGCAGAATATAAAGAATTGTTCGGAGATGTATTTTCTATACGTGCAGATTCAAAAGCTAAGTCATTTTATTTTACAGACAAGGGTGGATATAGATTAAGTAAAACAGTTGGTGGAAACATTACTGGTTTTTCTGGATTGTATATAATTCTAGATGATCCGCAAAACCCTAAAACAGCTATTAGTAAACCAGAAAGACTAAAGGTTAATTCATATTTTACGCAATCATTATACAATAGATTAACTCCAGCCTATTTGGGTTTGAGAATGATAGTGATGCAAAGGTTACATGAAGATGATTTAACTGGGCATCTTTTAAAGAACGATAAAAAAAATCATTATAAGCATATATGTTTACCAGCAGAATTAAGTGATAAAGTAAAACCTAAGGAATTAAGACAGTTTTATAAAAACAACTTACTTGATCCAAAAAGATTAGGGTATAATATTCTAAGTGGAATGATGGCAGCTTTGGGGACTAAGGGATATGCTGGCCAATATTCACAGGTTCCTGCCAAAGAAGAAGGAAACATGGTTAAGAGAGCTTGGATGAAAGTAGTCCAAAGTGTAACTATAAGTAGAGATACAGTAAATGAGCCAATATGTTTTGCAATAGATCCAGCGTATACAAGTAACGAAGAGAACGATCCAAGTGCTATAATGTCGTATTTTGTAAAAGACAATAAGCTTTATATATTAGACGTTTTAGAGGTTTGGATGGAGTTTCACGATTTGATAACTTTCATAAAATTGTATGTGACAAGAATGGGTTACAATGCTAACTCAAGAATATTTGTAGAACCAAAAGCGAGTGGAAAATCAATAGTTCAACAATTAATAGCAACAACTATGTTGAACGTGTTGGAATCAAAACCACCAGATACAGATAAAGTGGCAAGATTAAACTCAAAACTTCCAATATTAGAAACTGGAAGAGTCATATTAATAGATGGACCATACGTTGAAAATTATTTGAATCAATTATGCATGTTCCCTAACTCAGAACACGACGACATGGTTGACGTAACTGTAATTGCAATTTCAGAAAGTTTAGAAGATAATAGTCCAGCAATTGCTGGATGGGTATAATTATGAGAAGTAATGAAGTATTAAAAGAAGAAATTAGAAGACTTGTTGAATTGGGTTTGATGCGTCCACAAATATGGGATGAGATCAGATCTAAAAAAGAGTATTCTAAAATGAATAAGGCATTGTTTATAAAAAAATACAATGCTATTATAAATACTTTGAGATCTGAAGTGACAACAAATTCTACAGATGTCTTTGCACTTCATATAGCAAGGTATTCTCAAATAATGCGAGACAATATAAATCTCACATATATAGATCCAGAAATATTTGAAGATTACAAAGACTATTTAAATGCTCTAACTAGAAGGAACTACGAACTTTCAAGTGTCATGGATGCTATGAAGCAGAAAGAGACATTATTGGGATTCCATAAAACAAACTTAAGGGTAAAGATAACAAAGAGAATCATAGAGGATTTAACTGCTAGAGAAATTTTTACTAGAGAAAGAATAGAAAAAACGATTACAAAATTATCGCTTGAAGATAGAGTAGTATTTTTGAATCTCATTAAAAAATGTAAGGTTGACAAAGAAGGATCTGATATAAAATTAAGAAACTCTGAGTCAGTCATACTTGGTGAAATAGAACAAAATCTATATGCTCAAACAGAGCTTAAATTTAAAGACAATTCAGATAAGGAAGTTCTTTATATGAACAAGACACCAGGTGAAATAGTTAGGTTATTAGCAGAATCACAAGCCAGAGAGACTCAAGAAGTATTTAAAGACATAAATCAGAATGGAGAAGGAAACGTGCTCGACATGCAAAAAAGACACCTTCATAGTGAATAGAACACACATGTTATGTGACGATTGTAATCAAATAAAAATACATGGAGTTACACGTGTTGAACGATATAAGCAAAAAGCAAAGGATAATGCGTCAAACAAAAAACAATCGACTGAGATAAAAGAAAAGCATCCAGAGGGTTCATTTAGATTTTACCACAATAATAGGGAAGAAGAATACGAAGGGAAGAGAATAAAGATCTTAGATGTTCAAAATGAGCATTCTTATGTGAAGACTTACAAAATAGAGATTCTTGAGACAAATGAGATTGTATACGCTTCAGAGAAAGATATAGCTATAAAGATTCCTAAAAAAAAGATCATAGTAAAACAAACAATTAAGGTAAAGGTTTCAAGTGAAGACATAGAGCTTAAAAAACTTAAGGATAAAATCTCAACAGAAGCCAAAGACAATGGAGCATACATTTGTCAAGGATGTGGTCATGGAAATCAATGGTTAGATAGAAGCCATATATTAAGCGTAAAACATAGACCAGATCTCAAATTAGAAGAAAGAAATATAAATCTACTTTGTAGAGATTGCCATGTTATTTGGGAAAGTGGCAACATAGAAAAAATGGAAATGTTAGAATGCTTTAATGATAATCTAGCTTACATTAAGGAAGTAGATGTTTTAAGGTATAATCGATTGATAGTCAAACAAGAAGAATATAATTTAAAAATTTCTTAAAAATAATTGATAAAATATTTTTTCTTAAAAAAAGACTATTTACTTTTACAACATCAAAAAAATATTATATGAACACATTCTTTACTGCTTTAGTACTTGGTTTTGGATTTTCATGTGGAATAGCACTTTTTGTTTACATAGCTTTGATGTGGGAAACAAGAAATCTTAAGAAACAAGAAGTTAAGATTCATTATCCGTATGAAGTACGTCCAAATGAAATGATTATAGACAGAGACCTTAGAGTGAGAGGTAACATAAACGTTACTGGTAATGTAATTTCAGATGGTTACTTTGCTGGAATGACAGGTGGTTCGAAGTCATTAACAAATGAAGACGAAGATATTAGAGGTTAAGTAAAATCTGGAAACAGAATAAAGTTCTTTGAAGAATTTAGTTTGAATTAAACGAAGTGGTAGTAGGGATTTTGTGGGGCGGAATGCAAATGACCAAGGTTAATGGATCGTCACCAGTACCGTAGGACCAAGTAAAATCTATATTCAAACTAAAAGTATTGAGTGAATCTAAGGTAAATCTACTATCGTAGCATCGAGAATAGCTTGAATTGGTGCAAGTGACATAAGCCATGACGATGGTGTCTGCGTAGTAAGGGTAGTGGGTCACACTACTACTCTCTGATCTCGAAAGAGAATAAAGTTCTTTTATTTACGTAATTGTGGTTACGCTATTAGTCTAATGGCAACACGCTACCAGATGGTGAGAGCAGAATTACTAATTCAGCCAGAATCAAAGTGTAGAGAATGCATTGTTCGAATCAGTGCTAGCGTACAAAAATCAAGTCTAATTAACTTGATATAATCAGAGGTTCGAAACTCTGGATTCTAATTGGTGTATGGGCACAGTGAAACGACGATACCTCGTTTAGTGGGACAATAGATGATCGGGAGAATGGTTCGACTCCATTTATTAGAGCAACACCGTGAATTGCTGACTTGGTAGTATTACATGAGTTTTGCGTAAAATAAGCATAAGGCAATCAGTCGCGTTTGACTTAAACTTCTTATCTGAGTTAATAGACAATTTAGAGAGATCTTTTAAGATATTCTTGTAATACCTAAGCATCTTTAATTTGGTTTAAGTATGTCGTCGAAGTTTACCATAGAGAAATTATTAAGACGACAAAATGGGGATGTAGCTCAATTGGTAGAGCATTAGGTCGCACCTAAGGTTAGTGGTTCGAGTCCATTCGCCTCCGCAATTCAATTACTAATACAACATTTGTACAAAGTGTAGTTAAGAAGTGTTTAGGTTGAAAGTACACCGACCAAAATCGCATTGACAACAGTTATCTTAGCTGGAATGGAAATCAGCAATTGAATTAGGTTTGTACTATATCACGGTGAAGATGTGTAATCCATCATACTTGCACAAACCTTAAAAACTACGAGATAACAAGGTAGGATAGTTTAATGGCAGAATTGCACGAACTGGATTTATTGCCTTACTAGCTTTATGTTAGCGGAATAGATTAGTAGTGTAGATCCTTGTTCGAATCGAGGTCCTATCACAAAACAGTAGAAATCAAGACGTCACTTGAGAATCTTTGAATTACCTCTAAATAGCAGCGTTGACGGAGATGTGGGTTTATGTATGAAGGAGAGTTCTACTGTTTTAGATTTTAAGTTTGTGTTAATAAATGGCTATAGGTTCCGACACCCTCTTAATTATATTTTGAGGGTGTTTTAATTTATAAAATAAACAAATTGAATTATGAAAAATTTTTATTCTTACAAGATAGTATTTACTGATGGGGGTGACGGAGATGGAGCTAAATTATGGTCTGAAACTAAAGGTACAGAATATGAATTTGACACATTTCATTTAGAGGAGTTTAATTCATTTCTAGCAAACATAGTAAATAGTCATAAGGAACAATATCCAGAATTTGTTATTGTAACAATAGAGAATGTTTCATTAATACACCAAGAAACTCAATCTGAAAGAACTATACATACGTTCTCTTCAATGTTAGAAGAGGTAAAAGCTTTATGTACTATCTATTTAAACTCCAATAAATTTAAAGACGATAAAGTTAGAAAAGATGAGTTCTACAAAAGAATGATGGAATGGGGTAAGGAATACGACAATCGCAGAATAGTAAAATGAAACTAAAAGATATAACTCCAAGCAATGCTAAAGCATTTTTAATTGGAAACGCAAGATATTTAAAATTCAAATTACTTCACAACATAGATGAAGATTTAGAGGAGCAATTTCTTTATAGAGCCACTATTTGTGGAAAATCTTGTTTAATAGAAAACAATGGAGAGTGCAAAGACTGTAATTGTGATTTACCAGAAAGATGGATGGTAGATAAGGATGGTCAGAAGTGCCCATTTCCAAAATTAATGAAGAAAGAGAATTGGGAAAAATACAAAACAGTTATAAACCTAGATATTGAAAAGGTAAAGATAGATGCAGAAAAAATCCTCAAAGATAAAATATGAGTTTAAGTACTTAATGTTTCAATACCCATATCGAGCTAATGAATTAATAGCTGATTTAGAAAGAGAGTTTGGCGGTAAATTTATGCACAATCATTTAAATAAAGATCACTTCAAGATAAATGGAATAAAATTTCTACTTACAAAAATAGATACAAAGTTAAGTGGTTATTATGTGGGTACTGGGAATAGATATACATATTTTATAGAATTAGCTTGAAATCTTATTTTCTTAAGAAAATAAGATTTTACTTTTGCAAAAACAAAAAATAGATGGAACTACATAAAAGATCAACCTGCATAGTAATAGATTTTGAAACTGGAGGTTTATATTTTGACAAAAATCCAATAACTGAAATTGGATCTCTTGCAATAGATTTATTTGATTTCAAAAAGATAGGTGAATACACATCATTAGTAAAACCATACGATGATAAATTGATTTATAATAAGGATGCTGCTGAAGCAACTGGCATCACAAAGGAAAAGTGTGAGAAAGAAGGAAAGGAGTGTAAGATAGTTTGGAAAGAATTTTTAGATTTTGTTTACACTTCTCAAACATCTAAGGGTGCAAAATGGAAACCAATTATAGTTGGTCATAATATTGGTTTTGACCTTGGATTTTTATTTACTCAAGCAGAACTCCACAAAACAGATTTATCTAAATATTTTGATGGATTCAAAACTCCTAAGGGAGAATTCATTCCATTTGTATTTGACACTCAAAGATTATCATATCTTTCTCTTGGAAATAATAAAGACTTAATAAATAATAAACTTGGAACTGTAGCTGCAGCATTTGGTGTAGAATTGTTTGATGCACACAGAGCCATGGCAGACGTTCATGCAACAGCAGATATATTCATAGAACATGGATTAAGAACTAGAAACTCTGGAAAATCTACTGTTGGAGAAACTAATACTAGAAAGATACGCAAAAATTTTCCTCTTTAATTTATTATATTTGTACTAATATACAATATCGATAAGTGAGTAAAAGAAGAGATAAGAAATTAATTAAATCTATTGTGTCTCCAAATATAATTGGAGCGCCAAAAATAATAGATTTAAATTCTTCAATGAATGATATTGATAGTCAGATTCATCTTCTAAGTCTTCAAAAAGAGATTAATCTCAAGAAAGCACTTCAATCAGACGACATCAATAAAATCTATTCTGCAAGAAAATATATAAACTCAATTCAGAAAAGAGAAGATGGTGCTGGTAAATCATTATTAATAGATCCACTTGATTTAAGATCTGGAAACGGTTATAAAGACAAATACTATACGCTTTCTTATGACATCTTACGTAAGATGAGTAAGACACATATAGTTAATGCCATTATAAAAACAAGAAAGAACCAGATAGCATCTTTTGCGCAACCACAGAAAGATAAATACTCAACTGGTTTTGTAATTCAAAAGATTCAGAAATCTAGAAATGGAACAAAAGAAACAAAACTTTCAGCTCAAGAAGAAAAACAAATAGATTATATAACTCAATTTATATTAGATTGTGGTACTCGTCAAAATATTTGGCATGCATCTACATTCGAAAACTTTTTAAGATTACTTACAGATGATTCATTAACCTTAGATCAAGCATGTTTTGAAGTTGTAAGAAATAAAATGGGACAACCTGTTGAATTTTTTGCAGTGGATGGAGCTACAATGAGAATGGCAGATTATTCTCATTTAAGCGAAAAACAGTTGGACGATTTAACGATTCAAGGATATTTACCACAATATGCTCAAGTTATTCATTCTAAAGTAGAAGCACAATTCTACCCATGGGAATTATGTATGGGTGTAAGAAACCAGTCTACTGATATTCTTACGAATGGATATGGTAATTCAGAGCTTGAAGATTTAATAAAAACAGTAACTGCATTACTTAACTCAGATCAATACAATTCAAATTTCTTTAAGGTTGGATCTAATCCAAGAGGTTTGTTAAGGTATTCTGGAAACATCAACATGAATACGCTTGAAGACTTTAGAGGTCAATGGCAAGCTCAAATGGCTGGTGTTGAGAATATGCATAAAACACCTATAGTAAACGCAGACAAAATAGATTGGATTTCTACGCATGAATCTAATAGAGACATGGAGTATAGTAAGTACCAAGAATTTTTAATTAAAATTTGTTCTGCAGTTTACACAATAGATCCAACTGAATTTGGTTTCCATTTAGATGGGAACACTGATGGAGGTGGTGGTGGTCTTGGAAATGCAAGTGGTGAATATAAACTTCAGTACTCTAAAGAAAAAGGTTTGACTCCTTTATTGAAACAAATAGAATTCTGGTTAAATAAGTATGTAGTATCTCAATTACACCCAGGGTACGAGCTAAAATTTGTTGGTTTAGATTCTACAACAGAACAAGTTGAGTTAGACAACGACATAAAGGCAGTTAATAGTTTCGCTAAATTAAATGAAATAAGAGCAAAAAGAGATCTAGATCCACTAGAATTTGGAGACATGCCGATGAACCCTTCTTATATTTCTTTATTTCAACAAAATCAAATGATGCAAATGGGCGATCAGCAAAATACAGATGCAGTAGAAGAAGACGTTAAAAAAGGTTTAGAAGCAAATCCTTTTGTAAATAATTTTAATGACTATATTTCTAAATTGTAAAAAATGAATGAGATGACACCTGATGAGAAAAAGGAGTTTGGATTTATGAAAAAACAAATATTTGATGTGAACACAAAAGTTGACAAAATATTGGTAGCTCTTATTGGTGACGATATAGCCAAAGAAGGTGGTATGGTTAGAAAAATACAATTATTAGAAGATGAGGTTGAGAAAGTTATAAGAGGCTATATGGAGCTTCAAAGTAATTACAATAAACTAGAAAGAAAAATAGACATCTATAAAGTCATAATAATAGCTTTAGCAATTGGTTTTGGTTTAGGCGCTGGAGCAAAATATATGGGGATATTAAAAGACTTTTTATAATGATAGCAAAAGACGGATCAGTATTAAATATAGGTCATTCTGCAAAATTCAACGCTAAAGATGGAATATGGGAATATGATCTTTCAAAAGGATTGAAATCACAACAATTAATAAAAAGAAATTTAGCTGAAACATATAAAGAGGTTCCAGAGTTAAAGTTGATTCCTATTTTAGAAAATAGATTCAAGGCTAGTTTTTCACATTCGTTAAATTTAAGCATTGGTAAAATTTTAAAAAGTTTAAAAGATGAATCTTCAAAGTGAATACGTGAGCCCAGATTTATTAAAAGGCATGGCTGAAACTTACGGTTTAGATATTCTAAAAAAAGGTAAACCAGCAACACCAATAGGAACAAGAGTCTTAAGGGCAAATGGTAAGTATGAAATTAAGGGTCCAAACGGTTGGTATTGGGAACATGCTGGTGATAGAAATAAAAAACAAGATGAAGTTAGTAAAACTCATGTAAAAACAGAAGATACAACTACATCAACATCAACTACAGATCTATCTTCACCAGAAGTTCAAAAATTAGCTATACATGAAATAGCTGAGAAATATGGTAAAAAAGCAGCATACGATGCTCAATCAAAATTAAAAGAAGAATTATTAGCTAAATATGGTTTCACAACAGACGACAAATGGGATGCTTATGAAACTAGATTAAAGAGATTAATTAAAAAAGGAACACCTAAAGCAGTTATGGCTTATGGGACAGGTGGTATTGGTAAAACTTATACTTTTGAAAAGGTTGCAAAAGAAGAAGGCATGCGCAACTATGATGATGTTTTAGAAGAAGCTGAAGAAAATGCAGAAGATGACGATACACCCCAAGTAGTTCCACAATATGACTACGTTGTATTAACAGGAAAAACTGGATCTCAAGTTATACAAAGAGCTATGTATGAACATAGAGATAAGATTATAGTTTTTGATGACTGTGATTCAATGTGGGAAAATAAAGATATTGTAAATGTACTTAAGGGTGCATTAGATTCTAGTGGTGAAGGAAGAGTTCAATGGGCTGCTCCATTAAAGGAAACTGAAAAAGACAAAGGAGATTTTGTACCATCAAGATTTAAATTTGCTGGTAGAATGGTTTTCATAACAAACTTAAGTAAAAAAGAACTTTCAGGTGAAGGTGGGTATGCTGATGCTAGACCAATTACAGAATCAAGAGCTTCATCTATAGATCTATCTATGAATATGGATGAGACTCTACAAAGATTATCTAGTATAAAATCTGGAGTTGTACCTAGAGATTATCAAGGTAAGAAAATGAATGTGACTGAAGAAGACAAAGAAGCTGCTTTAGATACATTGAGAGACATCAAAGAATATGCTCAAACTTCTCAAATGAATACTAGGACATTGGCTAAAGTAATCCAAGAAGCTGCTGAACAGAGAGAAGAAACTGGAAAATACGATAAGAGAAAATTAATAGCATTTATGTTCCAAGAGCTTGGAATTATCTAATAAAATTATGAAAGATTTAACAACTCAAGAAATAATAAAAGAATTACTTTCTTACATTCAAGATGACAATACTGAAAATGACGACTTTAAAGCTTTATTAAGTGAAGCTCAAAGTAGAGTTGGTTCAGACAATCTAAAAAAATCACTATTCAGTGAAAAATTTGAAGAGTTAGATAATATTTTTGATAAGCTAGAGAAAGGTGGAGAGGGATCTAAGGGTGGAAAAGTTATTGGACATACTAGAAGTGGAAAACCCATTTATGACTCTTACAACCACCCAAGTCATAAAAATTTTAGTGGCACAGACCATAGAGAAGCAGCAGACTTACATTCAGAAAAAGTAGATCACTATATGGGTAAATACAACACAAGCAATAATGATTCACATTATGAAAAAGCCAATAAACATGGTGATAATTCTGATAAACACATGAGTGCATCTAGAAACCTTTTTTAATAAATCAAAATGACTCTAAACGATGAACAAATTGAAGATATACTTTCTATTGTAAAAAATAGTCAAAGTATTTTCATTGCGTCTCATTTAGGAGCAAACTTTTTAACTGAAGAAGAAAAAATACTACTTGAAAGAAAAGGTTTTGATATAGAAAAACTATACACAGAAAGTGAAGATCCTATAAGAACACAATTTTACCTTGGTTTAGTAGCAGAATCAATAAGAATCCAAGAGAAAGATCTAGATAAAGTTTTGACATTTGACAGTTTTAAAGAATTTGTTAGTCAAAAGAAATATATACCACTTACAGAACTTGAGAGATTAACCATTGAAGAATCCAAAATACGATTTCTAGGAAGCATAAAAAACCTTAATGGTAAAATATACAATGATATAAATTCAAGAGTTAAGAGCGAAAGTCTGACGCAACAAATGGACATTTTGAGAGGATCTGTAACTCAAGGAATGGATGAAAAGAAAACATTTGGACAAATAGCTTCAGATCTTGGACATTTAACTGGTGATTGGAATAGAGATTTTGACAGAATAGTACAATATGAATGCCAATCAGCTTATGAGTTAGGTAAAGCTGCTTGGATTGAAAGATTAGAAGAGAATCCAAGAGTTTACAAGGTAGTTCAAGAAAAAGCTTGCAAACACTGCGTTAGATTGTATTTAACAAAAGGAATTGGAAGCGAACCTAAAATTTTCTTTTTAAAAGAACTTAGAGAGAATGGAACAAACATTGGAAAGAAAGTTGAAGACTGGAAACCAGTTATAGGATCAACTCATCTGTATTGTAGGTGTGGTTTGAGACATTTAAGATTAGGTGATGAGTGGGACGATGAACAAAAAATGTTTAAATTGCCTGAAAATTACCAACCTAAAGTTATAAGAAAGAAAATTAGAGCATTAATTGATGGAAAAGAGTATTGGGTTTAATTTGTCTGTTTTGAAAAATAATCGTTAAAAAAGTTTTTTCTTAAGAAAGGAAATATTATATTTGCAAATAATAATTCAAAATATCATTTAAAATGGCAACAGATAAATACGGAAGAATAATAAACCCAAACTTAATCACTGGTCTATCTGAAACTTATGGTTTAGATAGTTTAGAAAAAGGTGGTGAAGGCTCAAAAGGTGGCCAAGTAATCGGTCATACTAAATCTGGAAAACCTATTTATGCTAATTCACTTCATACTTCTAAAGATTTCACCCATGAAGATCATAGTGACGCAATGACAGCTCACATGAAAGAAGCAAAGAATCAAAAAGATAATGAAAAACATTATTTAGAAGGTTCAAAAAAATATGGTGCTGGAGAGAAGGATAATAAAGGCTTTGATCACAACAAGAGATTAACTGAACTTTCAAATGAGTCTAAAGAGAAATCTCAACACCATTCTTCTATGGCTGAACTTCATAGTAAAGCAATGAATGATAAATTAGATCAGACTATAAAAAATGGTGAAGACACTTTAGAGAAAGGCAAATCAGCCATGGTTGGTGAAACAAGAAATTGGAACGGAAAGAACTACAAGAAACAACCAAATGGAAAGTGGTTAGAGGTAAGTCGAGGAGGTTTAACAAATAGAGAACACAAAGATAAGTCGTATGAACATGAAAACAATACAGTTAGACTAAAACCATACTCAGATAAATTAGAAGATGATAGAATTTATGCTGAAAAATACAGAGAAAAATATCATAGAGAACAATCTAGTAAACTCTCAGACAAAGAACACTCTGATGAAGAAGTTGGGTTGGGTGTGGAAAAAGTTGAAATGAACAATTTAGATTGGGGTAAAACTACTGCGGAAAGAAATGCTAATTTAGACAAATATCATTCTTTGAAGACAGATAAAGAAAAATCAGACTTTACTAAAAAACTAAAAGAGTCTAATGAAGGTTTAAAACAAGGTGACACATTTAATCACCCAAAACATGGTGAAATAAAATATTCGCATAAAATTCATGGTAGTGAAGAAGAGAAACCAGAAGACGCAGATTATTATTTTAACAATAAAGCTGATTTTAAAGTAAAATTATCACACAAAGAAGTTCAATCTCTTTCCAAAAAAGATACAATCAAAAAATCACTATTTAGTGAAAAATTTGATGAGTTGGACAATATCTTCAAAGCATTAACTGGGAAAGATGAAGATCAAGAGGGAGACATTCTTGAGAAAGGTGGTAAAAGAGCAACAGTTGGTGAAGTAAGAATGTATGGTGGTAAAAAATATGTAAAACACTCTGAAGGTTGGGTTTATGTTAATGAAGGTGGTCAAGGAAAAGTTTATGATGGAAAAATATCAGAAGCTCATAGTAAACCAGCGGAGCAACACCATATAGATCATCATAAAGAACATGTAGGAAGACATGAGCGTGAAGTTGGTAAAGCAACAAAAAGTGAAACAAATAAGGGTGAGAAGAAAGAAGAAAAACATAAGGTTGGTGAAAACGTTACGTTAGGTAAAGATGTAAACCTCATTAGTTTATCACACTTGAAAGGCAAAAAATTAACAGTTACTGGACACGTAAATTCTGGTTTAATTTCTCAACCAACTTTTACAAAAGTAAAAGATGAAGATGGTGAAGAACACGAATTAGATCCAGATCATTTGGAAGTTCATGGTGAAGATAAAAGCTCTAAATCAAGTGAGACAAGTAAAGAGGATGATTCTAAAAGCGTAATTGAAAATACCACAAAAAATCCCTATGTAGATATTATAAATAGTGATTTTGAAAAATGGAACAAAATAAAAACTGACACAGAGCAGAGCGAATGGAAGAAAAATGTACCTAAATTAGGTACACATGGCACTATTAACATAGCTGATTTTATAGAAAGAAATAAATCAACATTAAAAATAAAAAATAGTCGAGCGTTTAATGATTACTTAAATGAAATGAATTAATTAAGAATTATGCAACAATACGTAGATACTATAGTAGTTAATCAAAACAATCAGATCTTAATGATGAGAAGGTCTGATCATGATGATTTCAAACCAGGGCAATGGACTTTACCAGGTGGAAAATATGAGCCTGAAAACGACAAAGGTTTGTATTTTGGGGCCATGAGAGAATTGGCAGAAGAAACAGCTTTATTAGTTACTGCAAAGAACAATAATTGGTGTATAACTTATTTCAACGAAGATGGTGAATCTATAAGTCACTATTTTATCGCAAGAATTGAATCAGATTTGCCTCAAATAGTATTGGATTATGAAGAACATGCTGAATACAAATTCTTATATCTGAATGAAATTGAGACGATTGATTTAGCTTTCCCCAATTTATACGAGAGAATAAGTGACGTTCTAAGTAAACAAAACTGGGAACCGGCTGCATTAATAAAGGGAAATTGTGAAATTTTTACGAAATCTCAAGCATACGATAACTATCTAATTACTACATCAGAATATCTTGAAGAAACATTCGTTAAATCTAGAATTATAGGAGATTTCAATTCTCAAAACGAGAATGAGAAATTTTATTATATTTGCAAGAAATAATAAATATCTACTTTGGAAAAAGACAAATTTAAGTTTTTCGTTCCACTTACAATAGAAAAGGGTGACGATGGTGGTGTAAAAACTATCAAAGTTGCTGGTATAGCTTCTACTGTAGATAAAGATTCAGATGGAGAAAATCTATTTCCAGTTGGTTTTGACACAGAACCATTATTGAGAAGTGGATATATAAACTACAATCACCAAGCAAACAAAGATCCAGGAGCTAACATAGGGCAGCCAACTATGGCAAAACTAGTTGGCAATGATTTATACTTAGAAGGCTTCCTATATCCAAGCAACCCACTCACGAAAAAAGTAGTAGAACAAATAGAAACTCTAGAAAGAGATTCACCAGACAGACGTATGGGTTGGTCTATAGAAGGTGTAGCTACTAGAAGAGACCCATTAAACAAAAAGAGAGTTTTAGAAGCCATGATTACTGGCGTAGCAATCACACCATCACCTAAAAATCCAAGAACTTTAGTAAACATTATGAAAGGTGAATTTGGTGGAGAAATGGATCTTGTAGATGCAAACGAAGACGACGGTTTAGACGGAGACTTAAATTTAGTACTAGGAACCATATTGTATGTTCACAATATTTTAGGTGAAAATGGTGGGTTTATAAGTCAGATTGATGATTTTCTTACAAAGTGTTATCCAAAAATTGCAGAAAAACCATCTAGCGTAGATTGGCTAAAGGGTGAGCTTACAAAATCAATGAATACTGGAAACGTACCTATGCCAGAATCAATGGCTGGATACGTTAAGAAGAATGTTGAATTAAACTCTAAAGACATTATGAAATCTGAAAATCAAGAAGAAGTCTTTACAAAATCTAAGGCTTTAGATTTAATAGTTAAAGCTTTTCCAAATCAGACTTCTGAAGTATATGAAAAAATTGTTATATTTGCAAATCATTACATAAATAAGAACGATATGGATTTCGGCAAAGATGAAATTTTAAAGGCATTAGATACATTGACAGATACTTTAGAAAAAGGAACGTCTGGAAAATCTATCCAAGAAGAATCTGAAGAAAAAACAGAATCTGCTTCTGATGAAGAAGAGGGTGAGAAAAAGACTCATTCTGAATCAGAAGAGAAAGATGATAAGATTTACAAATCTTGCCATGAAATCATGAAAGGTAATGTAGACATGGACGTTGATTCTTTAGCTGAAAGTCTTGTTAGACAAGGTTATGGTTTACAAGAATCTATGACTGCAGCCGGAACTATAATTAAGGAATACGAAAGTTCAAAAAATAACGGAGGTGCTCAATCAGAATTGGGAACATCTGCAGATCCAGCCACTTCGCTTAAAAAAGGTGAAGAATTTCAAGAGCTTGGTATTACTAAAGAAGAGGTTGATTCTAAAATAGAAAAAGCTTTACAGTCAACTGTAGAACTTTTAACTCAATCATTTAAAGGAATGAGTGAGATTTTAAAGCAAACAGTTGGCAAGGTAACTGAAATAGATGAGAAGCTAGAAAAAGCAAATCAAGAAAATGAATCTCTTACTGAAAAATTAGAACAAATAGGAAACCAATCAAATGGTAGAAAATCAGTTGCTAGAGTTGCTCCATTAGAAAGATTTGAAAAAGGAAACGAGGGTAAGGTTGTAGATCCTTACGCTTTCGATATGAGCACAAAAGACGGTAGATGTGCTTTATCTAAAAGAATGGCAAACGAATTTGAAATTGCAATGAGTAGAGGTAACACTCAAATAGCAGACAAACTGGAAAAATCAATTCAAAGTGTTGAAATAGCAGGATATTTAGATCAAGAAGACAGAGCTTTCTTAGGTTCTTTGAAAATTGATATATTGTAAAAAGTAGTTTAATCGTAGAATAGGAAACAATCGCTTAAATATTGTAGATTATGTTATAATCGATACAAACTATTTTTAGTAAGAAATGTTACAAAATCAAGTTGGCCTAGGAGATTATTTCGATGGGCACGAAGACCAATCAGCATCAGAGCTTGTAAAAGCGATGCAAGCCGGTCACATTACTGGTAGAGACACCACGAATCTACCTTTGACTGGAGAACCTTTAAAAGTTGAATCTCTTGAATCTACTTTAAAAGTTTTGGAATACAAAGCTGCAGAAATAAAGCTTTTTAACGCTATTCCTAAATTGACAGCCTACAACACTGTTGAAGAATTCTTACAATTGCAATCTTATGGTAGCGATAGAGGTGGATTCTACAATGAAGGTGAGCTTTCAGACGTTGAGGATTCAGTATACATCAGACGTTCTGAGCGTGTGAAATACATGCAGGTGACTGGTGAAGTTACAATCCAAGCTCAAATGACTCGCTCATTCATTAATGTTATGACTCAAGAAGTCAAAAACAAAATGATGTGGATCATGAGACTTGCAAACAGATCGCTTGTGAAAGGTGATGAGGACATCATACCTCAAGAGTTTAACTCACTTTACAAACAACATGCAGCCATCGGTAGCTCAACTGGATCAGTTTACCCAACTTGGGAAGCTTATTTGAAATCTGGTGTTGTGATTGATATGAGAGGTAAATCTCTTAAACAATCTGACATTGAAGATGCTGCTGTTATTGTAGACGACAATCACGGTTCAGCCAACTCATTGTTTGCTCCTTCTAAAGTATTGTCTGCATTCTCTAAAGACTACTACGACAAGCAAAGAATTATCATCGACGGTAAAGCTGTTACTGGTACTGTCACAGATGTTCCAAAAGCAGTTACCACTACTGTTGGTAATATCAACTTGAATCCAGATAAGTTCATGAAAAATGATCCTCTTAGGATTCTTACAGATGCAGCTACATCATCTAAAGCTCCAGCTGCTCCAGTTACAGATCCAACTACACCAGTTGCATTAGTTACTGATGCTTTGACAAAATATGGAACTGGTGAATATGGAAACGTATTCTACGCAGTATCTGCAATCAACAGATATGGTGAATCTGCTTTGACTGTTTTGGATACAGATGCCATCACATTGGCTGCAACGAAAGCAGTTGATTTGAAATTCACAGCTGGTGCTGGTGCTTATGCTGCTTCTGGTTTTGTTATCTACAGAACTTTGGTTACAGTAGCTCCAGTTCCTACAAACGAAGACTTCTTCCCAATCTTCAAGATACCTGCAGCTTCACTTGCAGCTGGTTATCATGGTGCAGCCGCTGGCCTTGTTAGAGATAGAGGATACTTCTTGCCAAACACAGAGCAATGTTTCTTAACTGAAATGAACGATGAGGTTATGAGCTTTAAACAATTGGCTCCGATGTCTAAATTGGATCTAGCTGTTCTTGCAATGGCAAAAAGATTCATAGTATTCCAATTTGGAACACCTCAACTTTATGCTGGTAAGAAGTTTGTAAGATTTATCAACGTTGCAAACAAGTACGTAGCTTAAAACCTATTTTCTTCGATTGATACTTTACTGCTCTACATTATAAGTGAGCCATCTTTGAAAGGTGGCTCATTTTTTATTTTAATCAAAAAAATTTTTTAATTTTACAAAAAACAATCAAAAAAAACATATTACTATGTCTATTAAATTAAAAACTAACGACGCCTATAAATTTGGCAAAGTTAACAATATATCTCCAGTTGGAAAGATTAAGATTTCTGAAGAAGGAATCATAGAAGTTGAAAATGAAGAAATAGCTTATGAGATAGCTAATTCAGAAATTGGTTTTAGTATCTTGCGTGAAGGTGAGGTTGCATCTTCTACTGTTTTAGATACTTCTACAACAAATACAGGTGAAGCTGGCACTGTTGAAGTCGTATTGGACGAAAACACCAAAAACTACATAAGTGATCTTGAAAATCAAGTTAAGGAAAAAACAGAAAAAGTTTCAATTCTTGAAACTGAAAAGAAAGATCTTGAAGCAAAGTTGGAAGAATCTCTTTCTATGAATGAAGAACTCGGTCAATTGCTAGAATCAATGTCTGCAAAAGAAGAAGGAAAAAGTAGCGAAGGTGAAAAAACCGAAGAAGTTAAAAAACCATTGGTTGAAAAAACCAAAAGAGTTGTAAAAGAAAACAGTACAGTAACTTTATAATATGCCAACGGTAAGTTTTTCAAGCTCATACGGTGTTCAGCAAAAATCCGTATTGAATTTACAAGATTTTAAAACAAATTATCTATTTGGAGTATCGTTGAAAGACGATAAAGGTAAAGAAATGCCAGATTCTGTGATAGATAATGCAATATCTGAAGCTATAGATGAGCTTGAAAACTTACTAAGTGTAAAATTAAAACTTCAAGTAATCACCGAAAACAGAAATATGTATTCTGAAGATTGGTTAAAGTGGGGTTTTATAAAGGCAACTTGGCCAATTGTGTGTACAAAATCACTAATTGGACAACTTGGAAACTTACAACACTTATCGTACCCAAGAGAGTGGTTGTCTGCAAGACATGTATCTGATGGAAGAAGCTATGGTAGAAATTTCTACATAGTGCCATTTTCTTCAACACCATTTGTAAATCACGTTATGTTTACAAGTAGCCTATATTCAAGTTGGTGGAGATCAAATGGAACAATTCCAAATTATTGGGAGATAAGTTACGTAACTGGATTTAAAGAGCTTCCAGGCGACATAAAATCAGTTCTTAGTAAATATGTTGCAATTAGAATTCTAACGCAAGGAGGACAATCTGTGGTTAATAAATTACGACCAGGTGTTGGTTCAACATCTATAAGTTTAGATGGATTAAGTCAATCAGTAAGTCCAATGGCTAGTTCAAGTGCTGGACCTTACGGAAGTGTTATAAAGCAATATGTTGAAGATCTTAAAACTGCAGTTCCAAATCTTAGAGATTTTTATACTGCAATAAATATGGCTGTATGTTAATAAAGACTCCGAACATTATTTCAGATTTACCTAGAGTTGATTTTAACAATGAAGACTTTGAAAAGCTCTTAAGAGATAAGGGTAGAGATGTTGTACTTGAGAAATCATTAGTGTGTCCGTGTAAATCAGAAAACTCTGGAGGGTTATCTAATTGTAAAAATTGTGGAGGATCTGGTTGGGCATTTATAAATCCAACAAAGACAAGAATGGTTGTTCAATCTATGAGTTTATCAAACGACTTTAAGGATTGGAGTGAAACAAGTAGAGGGATGATAAAAGTTTCAGCTAGAAAAGATGAACATATCTCCCACATGGATAAAATTACAGCATTAGATGCAACTTCTGTATTTACTGAATCTTTCTTTGTAAAAAAAGCTGGAGGTATATTTTTCGCTTACACAACTTACGAAATTAAAGATGTAGAATATTGCGCATTTTTCAAAACAGAAAATACTCAATATGAACAAATAACTAAAAACGTACACTATACGATAGATGGGAATGTTTTTAAAATAATAGGCGAGGATTTAATAGAAGAATTTGATGAGTTGTCTATAACGATAAGATACACCCATGCACCAGTTTACTATGTTTTAGATCTTCAAAGGGAAAGTATGGAATCTTTTGTATTGAACGATGGATCTGAGGATAGAATAGATTTGCCAATTACTTTTATGGCAAGAAGAGCACACTATGTTTTAAACATGGAAAACACAAGTAAAAATAGAATTTTAGATAATTCAAATCAAGTTACAAACTTAAACTGCTGATGATACCTATTTTTATAGATACTAGAAGTCTATTCGAGGGAATGATTATGACAGATGAGCAAGTTCAAGACTTTGCCGATAATGTTATAAAAGGAATAGCTTATAGTTTCTACAATAGTGTGATTTCAAACGCAGAGAGAGAACTTAATACGTCAAAAGATAGATATCAAAAAGCTGTACAACTTATAGATAGTGGAAAACTAAGTGGAACTGTGTTATTAGACTATACGGATTCATTTATAAAAATGATAGAAGAGGGTAAAGAACCTTTTGACATGAAACCAGACATGTTGAAATCTTCTAAAGTTAAAACAGCAAAAAATGGATCTAAATATATAGCTATACCAATGAGGATAGCAACACCTGGGGCAGGAAGAGATTCTTCTATATTTCAAGGCCAAATGCCTCAAGAAATTCACGATATTGTTAGAGTCAAAGAAGTAAGTTCTGAAACTGGCAGAAGTAAAGGTTTGACTTTCGACGAATTACCAGAAAAATTCCAAATAAAAAATGAGCGAAAAGATATTTTAGCCTCAGATGGTAAAATGTTGTTTGAAAAATATACCCATAAAAGTGCTGAATTTGAGGGGTTGTTTAAGAAAACTGATAAAATTACTGGGCAAAATTCTTACATGAAATTTAGAGTTGTTTCAGAGAATAGTGATCCAAGAGCTTGGATACATCCAGGAATTAAAGCTCACAACATAATGCCAAGAACGTTTGACTCATTTAGTATACCAAACGAGCTTTCAAGATCTATAGATGAAAATTTTGCTAAACTTTTTTAAATGGAATTAATACAAGCACCTCTCGTAGTTTCACCAGAATTGATAATTTACAACACTATAAATGTTGGTTTAAAGATCATAAGACATAACTATGCAGAAAATTTGCTAAACAATAGTGTTAATAAAAGTTGGCTTTATTTGCTTTTAAACAGTAAAGCTTTACAGAAATACGATTGGTTTAATCAAGCTGTTAGTGTTATCTGTAATGACCCTACAGATCCAAGATATTTAACCATAGACATCACTTATAATGTAAAACAGGAAAAACAATTAAGTTGTTTTATGAATCTTTCTCAAGATTCTTCTGGTCAAGACACTATGTCTAATGGTGAGAGCGATCAAATTATAGAGATTTCTGAAACTACTTTTTTAAAAGTTTTTGAAAGAAGATTCAATGGAAGTATTTCTTTCTACATATATAGCGACAATTCTAACGAGACATTTATGCTATATCATATAATAAGATCAGTTTTTATAGCTTTAAATGCACACATGGAGATTCTTGGAATAAGAAATATAAAATACTCAGGTGCAGACATAGCACAATATCCAGATTTTATTCCTAAAAATATGTTTTACAGAAACTTAACTCTATCGTTTAATTATTTATCTTCAGTTCCAGAAATGAAAATAAACAATTTTGCAAGAGAGTTTATGTTCATTGGAACACCAATAGAAAGTTAAAAATAATTATTATATTTGTAAAAATAATTTTGAAATGAGCTTAACAGAAGAAAAGGTAAAACCAGCTAAATTGACAATAGAAGAATATGTCAATTCTGCTGCTATATCTGAGAGAAATGCTTTTGCATACAAAAAAGCTTACTCTAAGCAAAAACCGAAGACATCCGATGAATGGGTTAAATTTTTAAGTAATTAATATGTCTACTAAAGTAAACGTAAACGGTAGAATTACATCTATACCTGGTGTTTATACATCTATCTTAAGTGGTGTGAAAAATCCGCCAACTCCAACGTCATACGGCAATATTTGCTTGTTTGATTTGGGTGCTGGATTAGGGTACATAGGTGGCTCAGGAATCGCTGGTGCTAAAAAAAGCGGTTTAGATTCAGTTTATGAATTTTCTTCATTGGAAGATTTTAGAGCTGTTGTAAGAGGTGGTGAATATTGGTCTTTAGGGGAAAAACTATTCCAACCAAATTCTTCAAATTCAAGAGGTGCATCTAAAGTATTTTTAGTTAAAGCTTGTGAATCTACAGCAGCCTCAACAACTTTAGCTTTAAGTGCAGTAAGTGTTGGTTTGTCTACAAAAGATGAAGGAACTGTTGCAAATGGAGTTCTTGTTAGTTCAGAACTTAAAAAAGGTTACGCTGTAAAAATAAGAGCATCGCCTTTTGTGACAGATGCTTACATTATATATTTTTATCTTGGAACATATAGGGGTTTAGACGCTCAAGGTGGTTCTTTAGGAAATATCCCAAGAGACGGTGTTTCTGAGGCAGATTCAAAACCTAAATTGCTTTTCCAAACGCCACCAATTAACAACATGGAGCAGTTTAAGGAATGGGCGCTTCAAAATACAGATTTTTCTGCTATGTTTGATTGCTCTTTTCCAGACACAGATCTATCAACGCAAATTACTTCTCTTGAAATTACTACATTTGGAACTGCTTATAAATTGTTTACTGGTGGAACTGAAACTTATAGCTCAGACCATTTTTCTACAGTTTTAGATGTAATATCTAACTTAGACAATTCAATTTTTATAGCACCAGATCATGGTGAAGATGCTGCAAGTGCAGATAATGCAAAACTTCTTTATCACATAAACAACGAAGCCAGATTTGAAAAAATAATGGTTGTTGGTGCTGGAATTGATGCAAGTGAATTTAGGGGAACTGTTACTGCTTCAACTGAAATAGCCAAATATTTTGATTCAGAGAGAGTTATCGTTGTACATGGCGGATACAAGGAGAAGAGTGGAAAATACAATACTCTATTAAACAGATCATCACTTTTTAGTGCAGCGATTGTAGCTGGTAGAGCATCTGGTTTAGAACCACAAATACCCCTTACATTTAAAAGAATAAATGTTGCAGGTTTAAATCATAATCTTTCTAGAGACGAAAAAGAATTTGCTTTAGATTGTGGTGTGATGTATTTAGACAAAGATCCAGATTTAGGTTTCGTAATTGGTGCAGGTATAAACTCTATACAAAGAAATATCTTTTTAGTAAACAGCGACGCGTCAACTTACTCTGTATCTGTTTCTAGAATTAAAGCTCAATTAAATAAAGAGCTAACAATAAATGCAAAACTTGACTTTTTTGGAAGCGAGGTGGGTGCTAATAGAGGTACGTTTACTGAAGAAGATATAAAAACTTGGGCTTACAAATTTTTAAGCACAAAACTTGCTCAACCAAATCAAGACAACATCATTATAAGAATAGGAAATATTTCTGCATCATTTACTGGCGATACTTGTTATTTGACTTATGAGTTCGTACCAAATTTTGAAATTCAGAAAATTTTGATCACAGGCGTTTTATTAGAAAAATAATAAATAAATCATGGCAGGAGATAGAGTTATAACTGGCGCCGTAGCTATTGTAAAAGTTAAAGGTGTTGTTGTTGCAAGAATGAAAGATTTCAGATACCAGGAGACACTAAGAAGACTTAGAGTTGGAGGTATTGGTACTATAATGGCTTCAGAGAAACCAGTCGTTGAATTTGACGCAAGTTTAACTTGCGACTTTATGGCTGTCGATATGGAAAGTTCTGGAATACCTGGTGCTATAAAAAGAGACTTTGACTCTGCTAGAAGTCAAGTGGCTACTGGTGGTGCATCTTTCGAAGACAATATGGTATTGAATTTAGGATCTGTTGTTATAGACTGTTTTGAAAAAGTTGGCGATGGTATGGATAGCAATGGAAATATTATACCAAAATTGAAACTGATTGGAACAATTCAAGATTGTTTAATAGAAGGAGATTCATTCTCAGTTGGAGAAGCTCAATTAGCTGGAAGGAATCAATCATTCACTTGTTTGACTCCATTAGTTGCTCCAAAATCAATAAAAAATAATTTAGCATAATCATGAACAGAAACACTGGATACATTAATACAAACCCATATTTAGTTTCTGGGTTGGAATCACTTTTTGGCAAAGATTCTCTTCAAAAAGCAGCTGAAAGCAAAACTTTAAGTGGGAATGGTGAAGACACTTTAGAGAAAGGTAAATCAGCCACTGTTGGTGAAACCAGAAACTGGAACGGAAAGAACTACAAAAAACAACCAAACGGAAAATGGTTGGAGATAAGTGAACATGGTTTAACAAAAAAACAACACAATAAAGCTTCAGATGTGATATATAATAAAATGAAAAGAGGCTCTCATATAGATTATGATTCAAATTCTTTACAGGAAAGATATAAGCATGAAGACGCTGCTGAAAAACTCTCAGACAAAGAACACTCCGATGAAGAAGTTGGATTAGGTGTTGGTTCTGAAAATGACCTATCGACGCACGTTGATAGAATAATGAAAGAAGCTTCTGGTCATAAAGATGGAGATGAAGTTACTACACAAAAAGTAAAAGAATTTCTAGAAGATCACAAAGAATATGATCTATCTGATTATAGTCTTAGTGACTTTTGGGATTGGCATGATAATTGATTATTTAGATTAAATAGAAAAACCCCATATTTTAAAGCAACTGAAATTAAATTTTTGGTTGCTTTTTTAGTGTAAAAATACTTAATTTTGTAAAACATAAAACATAAAGTAATGAGCGTAGATAAGACAGTTCCAACTTCATCTGTATCTGTAACGATAGATGGAAAAGTTTACAAATCTATTGATTTGACATTTGGTAGCTTTAAAAGGATTGAAAAAGAAAAAAGCAATCTAGCGAACGGCGATTATCACAATTTAGCAAAAAGAGTAGATGACGCTGGTTGGTTTAATAAAATAGTAATAGATGCAATAGCATCTTACTCTGTATTACTACCTGGATTTACTGAAGATATTAATTATAGCGATTTAAATAAATTATCATTAGTTCATGGTAGATTGCTGTATGATTCTTACATGAATCAATATTTACCTTGGTTTCAACAATGGACTAATTTTTTATTGAATCCAATTAGTAAAGAATCGACAGCAACAAATGACAAAGGGTGATGGTAGAGATTATATCATTCAATGGAATAATAGATTTCCTTTAGACAGATGGTGGAGAGAAAAATGGAAAATTCCATTGTTTTCAAAACAGCATTTAGAAGTAGATCCAATATCGCAAGTTTTGGAATATATCGAAGATAAGGAGTTTGAGTCAGTTTCTGAAAAAATAAAACTAGAAATAGAAAAAGAGGATAGATTGAAGCAAACTGGTAAATTGTTGAGCAATGTAAAAAATAATTCAATTTCAGACGATGAATTTAGAAACATTGACATTGGTGATCTTTATAGCAACATAGAAACAGAATGAGCGAAAATAGAAGTTATACATTTACAGCAAACCCAAATGGCGTTACTAGTGCTTTTGATAAGATCAAAGCTTCTGGAAACACTATGTATAGCGATCTAATAAAGGATGCTCAAAGATATTCAAACGTAGCTTCACAGCAGGAAAAAATTTTAAGGGAAGCTGAGAAAAATTTAAGATCTCAATCTAGAACAGCTTACGAAGAAGACAGGCAGGCTATAAGACAACAAAGGGAAGAGTCTTATAAAGCAATGAGGGAGAAGATTAACCTCATGAAAAGTAGAGGTCAAGGGAACAAAGTCGAAGGATTTGCCAAAGATGAGTCTAAAAATATAGAAGAAAGATATAGATACGCTAATAAGGAAAACACTAATCTACATAGAGAAAGAACTTTTGAGGCAAGTCAAATATCTGAATTAATATCTTCGTCTAGAGAAGCCGCTAGAAACACAATAAATGCAGCAAAACAAAACACAATTTCGTTAGCTGATAAAATAAAAGAACTTGAATCGTCTGATAGTGAGGGCGATAGAATGGTTGCTGCTACAATAAGGGAAGAGTTAAAAAATAAAGGCGTATCTGAGGGTTTATCTTCTAAAGATCTTGAATATTTTCAAGATAAAAAAGTTGAAAAACAAGATGATGGTAGGGGTATTGAATCAGTAATTGGCGCCTTAACTCAATCTAGAAGACTATCAGCTATAACGTCTGCAGCTCAAGGTTTTGTAAGATCAAATGACGGGTCGGACATATTAAGATCTGCAGTTGATTTGACAGCGAATATGGGTGGTATGATTACGCAATCACTATCTGCAATGATTCCTGGTGCTGGAAAATTATTAGCTCCAGTTTTTGGTGAAATGGCTGAGGGTAGTTTGAAGGTTTTAGGTGAAGCTTCAATGAGAACCTATGAGGAGAGAAATAAACTAGAGGGAGCTATTTTCTCATATAGTGCTGCAACTGGATCAAACGTAGATTCTAGTGGTTATAGAAACCTTATCTCCAGTACGTTAAAAAATTCACCAAATGATAAACTACAGAAAGCTAAAGAAAAGATAGCAGAAGAAGATTTTGGTTGGTATGATTCAATAATAGCGAACACTTCTTCTTCAGCAAAACAAAAATTATTAAAAGAAAGATCTGCTAGAGTTTCAGATACTACTGCTGCAGAATCAATGATAAGTCAGAATCAAAATTCTGGAATATTTAATGATTTGGAGAAAATAGGTGTAACTTTTGAAAAATATCAGAGGGAACAACTTATAGCTGCCAGAACTGCTGGATCAAAAAGAGACGACGTAAACATAACTAGAACAGCTTTAAGCGCTGAGAAAGGTTTAGGTATAGATAAAAACATTACTTACTCATTAGTAGAAATACAAAGAAACACTGGAAAAGACATTGCAACTACAATTGGTGGTGTTTTAAATAGAGGCCAATCTTCATATTTTAGTGGAGGTGATAGAACTTTCCTACCAGAATTTTTGCAAAAGTTTTCTCAGTTTCAAAGAACACTATTGTCGTCATCTAGTAAAGTTTCTGATGCAGAGACATATAATAGACTTGAGATGTTCAACAAAATAGGTGGTCAATTTGACACTAAAGATTTTAGATCTATGGGGAACATAAACTCCATAAATGAAGGTCTTTCAAAACCTAAGAATGATGTTTTTGACGCAATGAGCTGGAATGTACTTAGAGGTATATTTCCAAATAAAGATTCATCTGAGCTTTTAGAAATTAGAGAGGGTGGAATTAAGAATGCTGAATATTTCAAAGGAATGGTTGGCAGCATAATGGGTTCAACTACAGATAAATCTTCTAAAATTGGCGGCATAAGTGGTTTATTTGGATTAAACACATCTGCTTCTAGAGAGATATTTGATAATTGGGATACTATAAAAAATTACTCTGATAAAGAATTCAGTTCTGGAAAATTTGGTAGCGCTTTTATGGAAGATGAAGCTAGCAAGTACACTACGTTGAATCAAAAAAATGAAGCTTCAATTGAAAATGCTTTTGTTAGAGGTGCTACCGATGGAATGTTAAAAGTTGGAGAATCTATGGTAGCAGCAATCAAACAAGCTTTTTCTGGAGCAACAATAAATGTTTCCAATGGTTACTTAAGGCTTGATAGAGGATCTCCGCTAGAAAACGTTCCAGTAAATCCTGGTGGCAAAAAAGCTACTACGACAAGATACGCACCAAGTTATGCACCAAAATCTCTTTGGGAACTAGAAAATAGATAATGACTCAATTAGACTTCTATACGTACGAACATTCAGATCCAACAATAAAAACAGTTGGAGAACTATTGAATTCTTCAGCTTACCCATTTAAAGGAAAATCTGTTTCAGAATTTTTGTCATACAAAGATTCAAGTGGTGTAACAAATGAGACTAGAATAAAAGAATCGTTTATAGGTAGAGAGAAATTAAGTCAAGGATCTGGATTAAACTTAAAACTCAATATAGGTGTTTATCTTACTATACCAAAAGAAAAAGCAGATAAATCTAATGGTGCAAACATTCTTGGAAAAAACGTAAAAGTTGTTTCTATGCCAGATGTTGCTTTTAAAGCTAAACTGTTGACAGAACTAGAAGCAGACAAAGGGTATAGAGTCATAAAAAATAGCAATGAAAACACATTAGTAAATGATTATCCAAACATCACAGTGTGGATATGGTGCAGAGCTTTATCAGGAAAAAACAATCAAGATGGGCAAATTTTTGATTTGACTCCATTTATAGAAAGTTGCAATACTAGTGTAACAAAAGGTGGTGGTGCTTTTAATTTAGAATTACCGCCAATAACTTGTAGAATGAGCGCTGATGGAAATTGGGTTTTAAAAAAAGAAGAAATAAAGTTCTACAAACATGATGGTAAAATAAATCACGTATCTCAACATTCTACCTTTGAAAAGAATGCAAAAGGTAAAATGAAGAGGTCTAAATACTTCTTTCACAATATAATAAGTCAAAACGACATAGTTTTTATAAGATATGAGTCATTGTTCATGGAACAAACTGATAGATTGAAAGACTCTACTAAGCTAAATATATCTGAAAAAGATCTTCCAAATAAAATCTACGATATGATAGGTTTGGTTGATTCTTCAAAGATTCTATATTCTCCAGAAAGCGTTGACGTGTCTATTTCAATAGCTGGAAGAGATTTGACAAAGCTTATAATAGAGGATGGTGCTTATTACATACCATCTATGTATACAAACCCAAATCAAGCTGTAAATAATGAAAATTTAAGAGACTTAAGTGGAGCTTTAAAACCATTAGCTGAATTTAAACTAAAAACACCACAACAACTTATAAAGTTTTTCATAGACGCTTTGGCTTCAATTAAAATAGTTAATTCAAAACTATTTAGATATTATTCTCAAACTTCTTCTATAGACATAGATTCTGTTTTGAAAACCAGACAATCTAATGATTTGGAGTATTTAAAGTTGTTGGAGAAAACTAGATTTGATGCTTTTTTCGCTATAGAGCAAATAGTGAAAGATAGATTTCAATATGAAACAGTTAGTAGTTTACAAAAACAAAGCATTTTCAATAAAATAGTTGATTACTGTGAACAAGCAGATAATTCAAACAAATTAACTATAGATGGCATTTTACCTGGATTTAATTTTGAAGGTTACGACACTAATTTTGTAAACGACTTACCTTGGAAAAGTTTTTCTAACATTTTTCTACCAAAGAATTCTAGAGACATTAATTCTTCTTGTGATCTAAACAGTGAAGATAAATATTTACTTAATTTAATAGCAAATTACGTAATAAAGAAAAGAAATGCCAACAAAGATCCATTACCGACAACTAGTTTTGATGAAAAGGGTATATGGAAAATAGTTACACTAGGATTTGATCCATCCATAAATAACAGAACAGTTGTTGATTCAAGTCTATCATTAGCTGAGGGATCTTTGGTAAACTTTTTTAGAAGAGTTTGCCAAGAACCATTTATAGAATTCTATTCAGATACTTATTTTGATAGATTTTATTTCATGGCTAGAGTTCCACCATTTACTCAAAATACAGTAATAAGTCATATAGAAGGAAGGGTTATTACTGAAGAAAATAAAATACAAAATATAGCCAATTTAGTTTCTAGTTCAGTTACTGGTGTAAGATATTCTGAAAGCAATACTTTTGTTGGAAATTCTATGGTAACTGTAGAAGATTCTAACTTAATAAAAGAATCTTTGGATTTTGACGACGACAATTGCTATACATGGTATCATGTTATGCCAAAAGGTGCAATGCAGGGTTTTGGAAACAATATGGCTATGTTTTATTCGAAACCAAAAATATTTAAAGAACTAGTAGAAATATACGGAAACAAATTACTTCAAATAGAAGATAATTACGTGATGTATAATGCAGAACAGAAAGTAGAAAATAAAATAATACCATTATCTTTAGTAGACAGACAATTAATATTAGATCTTCTTTTTATAATAGAAAGTAATGTGCATCTACCTTTCACTAGAAAAGGTAAACTAACTTTAAATGGTGATAGAAGACTCAAGAGAGGTCAATACCTATATTATAAACCAACAAATGAAGTTTTCTATATAGAAGGCGTTTACCATTCATATAAAATGGGAGATTCTGGTGTTGATAGAGTAACTACTGTTGATGTTAGTAGAGGCATGATTTTGGATTATATATATGGTGTTAGAGTTGATGGTATAAGTGAAATTGTTAGTTATTTTAATATAGCTAAAACAAAAATAAACTTTAATTCGTATCTAAAAAATAAACAAGTTAGTGAAACTATAGTAAGTCAAAGTATTGTAGAAGAAGAAAGCGCAATAAATATGCCAGATTCTTACGCAAAAGGTTTAAGCAGTAATGGACTGCAGTTTCTTGTTAGAGAAGAGTCTGGGATAAATCCTGGAACTTCTTATGTATACAAAGACGGAGACGGATATAGTGCTGGTTATGGTCATAAATTAAGTCCATCTGAATTGAGGCAAAACCCACCAGGATCTGGAGTAACAAAAGATCAAATAAAAAATTGGTTAATTTCAGACATAGAACAAAGAGAAAGAACGGCCTTATCGCTCCACCCAAACATGTATCAAGAAGAGTTTGATGCATACGTTGATATTGTTTACAACACTGCAGAGTATGCCACTTGGTTTGAAAATAAGTATAGAACTTTTTCTTCTAAACTTAGAGCGTACCTTTATGATAGAAATGAAATAACAGCCTCTAATTTAAAGAACTATTGGTTATCTGTTGCAATTACAGAAGCTGGATCTGGAAAAGTTCTAACTGGATTAAAGGAAAGAAGAAAGAAAGAGGTAAATATGTTTTTTTCAAAAAATAGATTTACAAAAACAGAACAGAGAAGAGTAAATGAAAGAATTGTGGAAACAAGCTCTACTACTACTAAAAATATTTCTTCTGTTGATATGGATTCACTATACAACGATATAAAAATAAATAAGGAAGTTTTAAATTTCTTTTTAAGAAGACAACAATTAAATGACTCAAAATAGTAGTGATTCAGTAAGTAGACAACCTAGTAATTCTGAAAGATATTCTTCAGGTATTGGCTATGTAGTTTTACCAGATGAGTTTGATATAAAAAGACAAGATTATATCTACAATTGCTTAAAGAATTGTAACTTAACTATTTTTATAGAGGGCGAAGGTAATAGAAATAATGTTCCAGCTAGTCAACAGATATTTAACGATATTATTTTTCCAGATAAATTTGGTCAATTAGGTTCTAGAGTAGTTTGGGTAAATGATCCGCTACTTGGTCAAATATATGTTGTTTCAATAATAGGATCTTCTGCAGGATATAAAAGACAAGAAGAAGATTCATTTAGATTAGTTAGACAACTTGGAGATTCATTTGTTGAAATAACTGGAAATTCTAAAAATGGATCTATTTCAGTTGGAGCTTACGCTAAAAAACCAACTAATATTACAATTTCAGCTATAGACAAAACAGAAAATAGTAGTATAAATTTTAGAGTTGCTGGTAGTCACATGACGAAAGCTTCAAAAAATATAGAGCAAATATCTAATGTAAAAAATATAAGAAAGGTAGAGGATGAAAAAATATTAGATAATTTTTCTTACGATGAAATGACTTCTAAAAAAATAGAAAGTCAGACTTTTAAGCATTTTATAAATGCATTAGAAAGATTTAAATTATGTGTTGGTGAAGATTTTACTAAGATAAGTTCTATAGATGTAGATGAAGATTTTATAAGAATAATAGCAACACAGTTTCTTAATCTTTCTGGTTCTGAAAATGTTAAAATAAAAACCAAAAAGTTGCAACTTAATGGAGGTGAAGAAGCTATGGTTTTAGGAAATATATTGAAAAAAATGCTTGACGACTTAATACAAGAAATTTCTAAAATACAAGTAGTTACACCTATGGGTTTGATGCCGATATACAACAAAGCTCAAGTTGTTTCATTTATGTTGAAAACTAAAAAAATATTATCAAGATACGGATTTTTAAACTAATAAAATGTTAATTCCAGGTATACTTTCAAACACATATTCACTTTTTATAAAAGTTCAGGGCTTTATAACTGCTATAAAAGAAGTAATAAATGTAGTTGAGTCTTTTACAGGAAAAGATATGGTTAGCTTATTTAAAGCACTTAAAGTAGATCCCAAGTCAGAACTAGCAAATATAGCTATGTCTATATTGGATAAAAATAGTGCATTTGTTAACGCTAAAATATCTAAAGCTTTAGATAAAATACCATTAAACAAAGTTGAAGATATTGATACAGTAATAGATTTTGTTATGAAATCTGTAGATAAAGATTTAAGATCTTTCACTGAGAAAACTATAAAATCTTTAAGTGAAGAATTTGTAATAGATGAAGTAGACACTATAAAAGATAATGTTTATAATTTAATATCAGACAAGGTACATAATTCTCTACAGAAATTAGGGAAAATAACTAAAGCAAATTATAAAAAATTTAATTATGACGCTCAAATATCTCTGTATTCTAAAAAAATGGAGTCTATGATTCATGAAGCTATAAAATCTGCATCTTTTATAGCACCACCTGGTAGTATAATTGTAACAACTTCTCCGTCTGGTGGGCCAGCTACGAATGTTCAACCAATAGTTTTGGAAAGTCCACTAAAATAATTGTATATTTGTAAAAAATAAAGTTTAATGAGTCTTGTAGATGTTGCGTCAAAAGCACTTAATTTAATTCAAAATGTAGGATCTGCAGCAGTTAATTCAGCTTATCCAGATGACTTTGAATTATATATGTGCGCATTCGAACTTGTGGCTGCTAAATCTAACAAAACTCTATCTTATTTTGTTTTCCCAGTAATGCCAGAAAGTTTCTCAGATGAAGTATCTTTTAACAACAATATTAAAAAAACATCTGCTGGTATTACTGCAATATCTTCACCAAATTTTATACCTCACGATATATCGTTAACTGGCACTTTTGGTAGAGGTTTTAAGGTTCTTATAGGAGATACATTCTCTAATATGACAAACTATATAGAGGGTTTACCGCTTGGAGATAAGTTAAAAAAAATAATTGGATCTTTCGACAACAAAGTGAAAACTGGATATGGTACTACTAAGGTTTTAGAAGATTTAATGCAACAATCTAAAGTAGTTGACGAACTTGGTCCAAGAATTCTATATTTTTACAACCCATCATTCAATCAAAAATTCATAGTAAAACCAACTAGTTTAAGATTCAGTCAAGAAGTTGGATCTAATAATATGATTTGGAGATATAATCTTACATTAAAAGCTTTAGCTCCATCAGATTCAATTTCAAGAAGTGGATCTAATTTTAATGATAATGTTAGTTTGAGTGCTGACTATGTAGCTCAAAATATAGCAAACAAAGCTCTGAACGCTATAGAATCTTCAATAGGATATTACGGTGTTAAAACATTATATTCTGTTGCTAGAAGTGGTTTAAAATTGGAAGATATAAAAAGTGGTAATCTATCTAACATTTTCAATAATTTCCTAAATAAAGAAAATAATGGATAAGGTTTTAGAAAAATTTAAAAAAAATACTGGGTTTGATATAAATCTACTTTTCATAGAGATTGGTATATTTTTTCAAAGTGACTATTTGGAATTAATAAAGTATTATTCTGGACAAAAAACAGACATCAGCAATAAGCATTATGAGAACTTAGACTACATAAATTCTAAAGTAGAAATATTGTTAAACCTAATAGATCAATTTGATTTTAAAAATGTAGACATTAGTTATTTACTAGAAAAAATTGAAGCAGTAGATACTTCCATAAAAAGTGTATACGTTTTAAATAAATGGTTGAGATCTTCAATAACAGCATTTGGATATAGAGAATCTAATCAAATAAATTATCAACTTTCACAAAATCAAAATCTAGAATCAGTTTCTAGAAAAGTGAATAATTCAGATAGTTTTCAAGACGATTGGGTTGATATAGCGATAAATAATAATTTGCTTGAAACAGATTACGATTCTAATGGAGGATTAATTTTAAATTTACCAGTAAATAGTTATGATTTTACTTTATCGTTAGAAGACGTTGTAGATACCATAAATGGTAAAAGTTGTTATGGTAAAGATATAAATAAGATTTTAACATTCGAAAATCAAGATCTTGCATCTCTTGGGTTTAGCGAAACAGCTTTACAGTCTGTAAATATTTTAGCAAATTTATGTAAAAACGACAACCCTGAGTTTCCAGAAATAGGTATACAAAAAGATTTTTTTCTAGGTTCAAATTACAATATTTTTTCAGTACCAGTTCTCACAAGACAATTGAATGAAAATTTCAAAACAGATAAAACTTTCACTTCGTTTGTAATAAATGAATTCAAAAAGGAGAGTGACAATTTTCATTTAAGTTTTGTTGTAGAAACAGTTTTTGGAGAGATAATACCAAACTCATCGACTATATGAGAAATTTTTTTATAAAAAACAATACATACAAGTTCAATAAGGAGCTATATATAGAAAACCTATTGAACAACACAGATAAGGTGACAAAAGTGTCACCAAATACAATTTTAAGCGGTATAGCTTTTGCTACAGCAAAAGTTGCAACAAAAGCTGAAAAAGATTTAGGTGTATATTTTAGTAGACTGCTTCCAGATTATAGTAGTGGACAAGATTTAGATATTTCAGCTTCAATATTGGGTGGAATAGATAATAGACTTTCAGCATTGCAATCTACAACGTTTGTTAGAGTTGTGGCAGAACCTTCTACAATTTATTTAGCTAGTAGTGTTGTTTTTCAAAGTGATTCTGGTATAAATTTTACAATATTAGACGATTTTACTGTAAACGAATACGGATATGGGTATATTCAAGTAAGGTCTGTTGAGTACGGAGAGCAATCTAACGTTCAATCTTTTCAAATAAACTCTGGATCTGGTTTACCAGTTGGGCATCAATATGTAACAAATGAGTTTCAAGCTACTGGGGGTAGAGATATGGAGAGCGACGATTCTTTGAGAAAGAGAATAAAAGAGGGCCCAAATGTAAACTCAAAAAGTACACTGTCATCATTGGAGCAAGCTTTTTTATATTACAATCCAAGAATTTATAAATTATTTCACAATGGAATAGATGAAGTTGGAAAAACTGTTATATCGGTAATGTCTCAAGATGGATCTTTTTTTACTGAAGAGGAGTTTGAAGACTTACTTCAAAATTCAAATAAGTATCTATCAATAACAGATTATAGACCAAGTTCAAAAAAGTTCTATGGAGTTAAGTTGATAAATTCACCAATATTCAATATAGATATTTCTTTTAGAGTTGAAATGGATGGATCTGTTCCATCTTCGGAGATAAGGCAAGAAATACAGAGAAAAATATCTAACGTTATAAAGTTGAAATATGTAGAGTCAGAAAATTCAAGATTTGAATGGGACGACATACTTCAGTCTGTGAAAAATTGTCAAGGAATAAAATATGTTTCTGATGAAAGTTTTTCACCAAAAGTTGACTTAAGTATTCCAAAATTTCACATACCAAGAATAAGAGGTTTCAGAATGCTAAACATGTCTGGTGGTTTAATTTCAGATATTAGTAATGAGTTGACTCCTATATATTATCCTATTGTTTCAGATTTCTACTTTCAAAATAAATTAGTTTAAAATGGGTATAGTTTTAAGCCCCGTAAATGTGCTAGATGATTCTGTCAGCGTTTCAGTGTCTTCAGAATATGTTGGAGGTATAATTTACGTTTACAAGAATAATAGATTAACAGCATTTAAACTAAACGTATCTAGTTCAGATGTTGTAGATGTCTTAAATATATCTGAGGGCGACTCTTTTTATTGTATAGTTTATAAAGATAGAGAATTTTCACTCATTTCGAACATAGAAATATCTTTCTTAACTCAAAACATACCTCAGGGTAGAGAAAAGTTCTATAAATCTAAATTTTCAAAAATAATAGACCATGATTCTCAAGAGGTTTTAGATTGGAAAGAAAATGTTTTAAATAAACTAATTGATTCTGGTATTGTTCCAGAATATATAGAAAGAGATTCTTCTTACGACCAGGAGTCAGATTATGTAGATTTCTGGAAATCTATAGTCGAATTGTTTTCTTTTTATGTTGGGTATTCCAATAAAGCATCTAAGGGTTTTTACAATAACGTAGCTATAATAACTACATTTCTACAACAAAGAGGTTTATTTTTAAATTACGACGAAACACTTACTCAGCTTAGAGATTTAATGGAAAGCTTCTATAAAGAAGTAAGCATGAGAGGTACTATTTTGCCATTTTTAGAAGATGGTGAATTTATTAGATTAATTAAAAAAGATATATCTGACGAATTTGTTTTTGAGTTATTTAAAAAAGAACACTTTGGTTGGAATCTAGATAATTCAAGCCCGCTATATAGAGGATTTATTCATGTGTCTGATTTTTCTGAAAAGATAAAAAATAGAATACTACCACATTTCGGTAGCATACTTAAGACAGAAGATGAATCGGGAAATATTGATTTTGATATAAATTCTACAAATTATTTGGGATTCAATAGCGTAAATCAAAATTCTGAATTTATAAACATAGATCCAAGACTAGATTACTGTTTAAATTTTAAAATAAAAGGATCTGGCAAATTAACTATAAAAGCTAGAGGATACGATGCATTTGGCAACTACTTAGGGTATCTTTATTCTTTAAAAACTGGTTTAGAATCTGAAATAGCAATAGATCAAGAGTTGCTTCAAAATGAAAACGAATATTTCCCAATAAATCTTTTCATATTTAATAAAGATAAAGAAAATGATGAAAATTATTCTATCATAGATGGTCTAGAGGGAACACATTTAAAATCATTTAACAACTGTACAAATTTAGTTTTTGAAATCAAATCTACAGATGGGAGTTTGAATGTTTTCAATCTTAAATTTTCTAATCTAATAACTAATTACTCTAGAGGTTTCGTTCAGGTTAATAATTTCATTTCTTTGATTTTAAATAATAGATCAGACAACTCTATAGATCAAGTAGAAGAACATTTAAGATCTAAATTTATACCGTACAATTCTCATTTTAAATTATCTCAAAGTTCAGACATAAACTATTTAAATACTTTAGATTGCGCTGGAACTCAAAATACCAATTTTCAAAAATCTGGAAAGATTAGGTGTGTTAAATATTTGGGAGCAAATACTGGTAGATATGAAGAGGAGTTTATAGATCTAAACAATTGTACTTCAAATGAATCTTATTGGATTTTAAATGACGAGTATGATTTTGAAAAATGTTATAGATGTTTTCCGAATGGAGCCGAAATTGAATTTGAAAATATTTCATGCGATTGCACGGCAATTGATTTTGACGATTTAGGTTGCGATTGTTTGACTTTAGATATTAGCGATTTAAGTTGTAGTTGCGAATTAAATCCTAGCGAAATAGTGAGCGGTGAATGCATACACCCATCTAGAGGTAATTCTAAAATAGCTGGTGAAAGTGGTTTATATACAAACACAGAATATGTATTTTCTGTAGAGACATTTGGACTTAAACCAACAGAGCCATTTTCAGTAACTTGGGACGTTCAAAATCAAAGTGGATTCTCGATAGTTAGCTCTATAGGCTATAGAATTGAAAGAAGTAATCTTTATGTTAATTTTAGAAACATAGAGGCAGATTCCATAATAAGAGCTAAAATAGTAAACGCTTGCGGTCAATTTACAGCAACTAAATATGTAAAAACTGAAAAGAAAATATCTTCATGTATAGCTCCAACTTCAAACGACCTATCCATAGTTTTAAGTAAAATAATAGTTGTAAGTGGTGAATTGATGAGAACAACTACTTCAGTGAGTTCTAATGTTTCTTTACCTTTTCAATTAACTTATGAGCTGTACGATTCAAATGTAGATATGAAAATTCCTTTTCTATATGAAGAAAATAACAATTCAGTAACTGGAATTTTCGATTTTAGAATAACATCTCCAGGAACATATTACTTAAAAGCCTTAATAACTAACGTTTGCGGACAATCAGAAATATTGACGCAAAATATTTCAGTAACATAGAAGTTCTTATTTTTGTAAAATTTAAATTTTTAAATATGATAGAGACGCCAGAAATAATAAATGGTCCCTACACCATATATTCAACAGTATTCTATGCTCAAGCTTCAACAGATAACTCTGGTTGCAACATGGAGTTCTATTTTAATGATGAGTTAATAGGAGAAGCTGTTATAGATCTATTTGGAGTGGCTACATTAACTTTAGAAGATCCATTAGCTGAAATAGGTTCTTTAAAAACCAAAGTGGTTTGTGAACTTGAATCATCTGAATTTAGTGAAATAGTTGTTGTAGCTGGACCAACCACTGATGTAGAAATAAGAAAACCAGTAGTTTTTTGCGATGAGACTGGTTTAAATATTCAAGTTGAAATATCTAATCTTGGACCAGACAGAATCTTATCTGGGAACGTTATAACGCTAACAACTGAAGGAATACCAACTACGCCAACAATAACATCAACAGGGCACACTTTTGATGAAAATGGAAATTTAATATTGGGTTCTGATTTTGAAGAGGGTGACGTTATAACTATAAGCTATTTAAAAGCTTCTTATGATTGTGGAACACCAATACCCTGTATAACTATAGAAGTAAATGTTCCCGTTTCTTACTCAAACGTTTGTAGTAATAACAAAACTCAATGCGTTAAATATTTACCACCAAAATCTCCAAAACCAGTTCTGAATACACCAAATGTTGGTGAATCAACTGTGTCTGGAATAGGTTGTGCTGGAGGACTTATAACAGCTCTATTCATAAACAACGTAAGGTTTGAAAAAAATATAGAAATAGATATAGAGTCAAACTTCATAGTTCCTCTCACAAACCCCATACTATCTACAGACATAATTCAAGTATCTCAAACTTGCGAATCTCAATCTGAATCAGATAGATCAGATATAATAGCTCCTAACGATGCTTCTTTTATTTCTAAACTTTGTATAAATGGAGTTAGAATTAGAGGTATGGAGGGTCAAACTTACGAAGTTCAAGCATATAATTATACTAGAAATGTAGTCTTAGGTAGAAGAACTTTTACTGGTAGTCAGTTTAATGTTTCAATACCTTATAATTCTCTAGGTTTACTTTCTACAGATTTACAACCTGGTGATATAGTTGGAGTTAGAATGGTGGACGACTGCTGTCCTCCAATTGAATCTGCAAAAAAAGTATACAATCCTCTAAGAACACTTAATTCAAATAAAAGCTGCGATATTTTGCTGGGTGGAACAATAGAACCTACATTTTTAGGTGGTATATATCCAATAATAATAAACGTTAAAAAGAATGGTTTATCTGTAGCTAAAAAAACACTATCAGCTTTAATTGATAGCACTTTAGTTTCAGGAATTCCAAATGGAACTGTAGAAGTAGAGGTAATAGATAGAGGAGGTTGTTCGTTAAAAGAAACTGTAAACTTTAGCTGCGCAGCTCAATGCGTTGGCGTAAACGATGGATCTATAACCACTATTAGCGGTTCTTATGCTGGAACACCAGGGTCTCAATTTATATTTCAAATTACAGGTTTAACTGGAACACCTCCATACGATATAGAGTGGAATGGTGGTGGTGCGAGTTTGATACCAGATAACACTTTACCAGAAAATCAAATCAAATTTAGTTTCCCCTCAACTGGTACTTATTCAGTAACCGCTGTAGTGTCTAATTGTGGTGGTGGTATAAGTAAAACACTTCAAAGAACTATAGTCATAAACAGTAGCGGAACACCACCACCACCATCATGTAATCCAGTGAGCGGAGGTTCTTTCAATAACACTGTTGACACATATAACGTTTCACCTGGAACAACTTTAGAATTCTTAACTAGAAATCTAAATGGCGATTCACCATTTACTTATCAATATTCATGTCAAGGCGCTACATTGATAAGTGGTGGAGGTTCTGGTGACGATTACGTTACTTATACATTTAACTCCGTAGGTCAATTCTATCCTCAAGTTAGAGTATTTAATTGCAATGGCTCATACAATATACAGCTTGGTAAAACTGTAAACGTGTCTATCTCAACACCCCCTACTCCGCCACCACCACCTCCTCCTCCTCCGCCAACACCACCACCACCGACTCCACCAAGTTGTTCTACACCTTCTAGCGTAACATTGTCTGGAAATTTTTCTCCTTCGATAAACACTAGCGAGACTTATGGTTTTTCAGCTTCTGGTGGGTCAAATAATATTATAGCTTGGTCTGTTCAAGGTGGCACTATAAATGGTAGTAATACTGGATCTACTTGCTCTGTTGATTGGGGGTCTGATTCTTCTGGATTATCTAGTATAACTGTTCAATTAGGTTGCGTTAGTAGTGGAGATATTGCTTCAGATTATGAATTTTTCTATTTATCTGGAGGAACACCGCCGCCACCCACTCCACCACCAACACCACCTACTCCACCTCCACCGCCTCCGCCACCACCACCATCTGAGACAACATATTATGAATTAGCAGGTTGTGGTTCTAGTGACTATGCTTGGACAACAATTAACCCAGCTGGAGGTACTGGACAGAGATATGTATTGCCTGGAGTTGAACCTACATTCTTTACTTATACTGGTTCTTCTAATGCCTTTGCAGAACCGCCTTCTGGACATAATGGTTCTATACAAATAGCTAGTGGTGAAACTGGTTGTCCTTAATTAAAAATGTCGATAAATTATAACTAGAAATGGCAAAATTACAAACATTATTAGAGTTCCCAGGTTCAGTTTTTGAACTTAGGAACTTTATTTCAAAAGATGAGTCTTCTTTGATGTTACAACTTTTAAAGTATGAAGCTGGACAAAAGTTTGAACCTCATCTTGATTGTGGCTTATGGGGTGGAAATGCAACTTATCAAATTGACGATATTAATCTAGATACAGGTGTGGTAATTAAAGACATTGGAACTGGTATATGTTACACTGTAGCTAATCAGGGAGCTATTGTTGGACCTCTTTTAACTAACTACGAAGAACATAGCGACTGTACTGCTTGCGGTGGTTAATATAGAAATATGAATAAATTTGATAAAATGTTTAGCGATGAGAATTTCTATTTGTCGCTAAACAATTTCATAGATGTAAAAGATATTTTGTTGGATCAAAATATTGGCACTATGAATTTTATAAATAGATTATTTTCTTTTTCAAAACACAAAAAAAGTGAATGTTCTTTTTCGATAAAAAGAATGTTTGTAAACGAATGTGGAATATTGTGTGGAAGAATAAGAACTAAAATAGCAAACTACAATTTTATAGCATCAATAGTTGGAAGAGAATCTTTTTATATTACATTAAACGACAAAGTTGCTGAAATATCCAATCATGGAAATTTAATACTATGGAGAGAGAATCAAACTAATATTTTAGAAGAGATAGTAAAATCAATAAACTATATAGATGTAGTAGATAAAGTTAATTCAAGCATTTTAAAGTTAAATAATTCAAAATTAAACTTAAATCTTTCAAATGTTTTATTCGAAAAAATAAAACAATTAGAGGATAAAGATTCATTTACTGCATTAGATCTTCCAGGTCAACATTTATTACTGTGTGAAGAGATTTTAAGAAATGTAGTTTTTGATTCAAATTCAAACAAAGCAATATACAAAGAAATAATATCAATTGAAAAAATAGATTCATTTAAGAAAATAACACCAAGTAGAATATTTAAATTCTACTTAGTAACTTGTTTGAGAGATGAAATTTCAATGTTAAATTTTGATAGTTCTTTTTTAACAAAAATGGAATCTGGAAATTCTTTGATATTAACTTACGAAGATTTAATTAATTTTTCTTTTGTTGGAAATGCTTCACTAAAATATAAATACATTTTAATTTTTGGTTTCGACTTTACTAGTTTTCCAAAATCTGATAATGTAGATATTCAAAAAAGTATTTACGATCAAACTATAACTTCGACAAATCCAATCAATTTATCTGGATCTTTTGAAATGTTTGATTATTTAAAAATGGACGACGCTGAAGTAGAATCTTTACTTTATCCGATAATATCTTCAAAATTAAACGTTTGTGGTTGTAGAGTATCTCTGTCTAGAAAAATAGATATAAACAAAAATAGATTTCTTTATTTTGAAAATGAAGAAAATGAAAATACAACACTATTACGCTGTTTAGTTATTTTCAATGATTGTAAAATAAATGATTTACAAGTAAAATCTGGAGATCTTATTTTTTTAAACGCTTCAATTGAAAAAATAAAAATTGGCAAGAAACCTCAAAAAAATAATACTACTATTTACGAATTTAAATTACAAAGAAACGCTATAAGATGATGGAAAAGACAAACTTAGTTATTTCAGACAGAATAAAAAGAGAAGTAAAAACGTCTCAAAAATTAGAAGTTGACAATGTCAAATATGTAAAATACAATGATATTATGTCAATAATAGAAAACCAAGAATCTAAGTATTCTGAAGAGAATCCTAATTCAAGTGACGAAGAGGTGTTTTTACACATAAGAAAAGGATTTAATCCTATGAATGTAGTGCTGTTCGCAGTTATACCCTTTAGCTTGTATCTTTTAATTTGTATTTTTACACAATCTTCTATGTTAAACATAGAGATGTTAACAGGAGGGATTCTTAGAATAACATCTGGTGGTTTCGCATTATTTGGAATAGAGTTCTTATCTATATTCGCATTTTACAGATTGTTTTTTAGGTTATTGTTTTTTAGATTTATGCCTAATATTAGTTCAAACAATCCAAAATTCGATTTTTTAACAGAGTATCTTGAACTTCAAGGATGGAAAAGAGTGCTATTGGATTTTTGTGTGTTATTTGGGTTCTTATTTTTGCTTGCTGGAAATATGTACATAGTGAGCACACTTCCAACGATGGGAGCAATGAAAACAGGGTTATAGTTGTAGATACATTAGTTTCTATAAAACAAATCAACAGAGACGCTAAAAATAGCTTAATTAAGAAGCCAAAAACCGTTTCTCAAAAAAGATTAAGCATTTATAAGCAAACTAGATCTCTTGTTGGTCAAAAAGAGGTTGGTAAGAATTCTGGTAAAGTTGTAAATATTGTTATAAAACACACTGGTTTAGATAGATATGAAAACAGACCTTATTGCGGAGCAACCGTACAATACTGTTTAGAAAAAGCTGGAGTTGATTTACCAAAAGACGTTAAATCACCTTTGATGGCTAGAGGTTGGTTCAATGAAAACATTATATTTTACAAAGGTAAATATGTGGGAGTTTACAAAACAGATCCAGAAATAGGTGACATAGCAGGATTTAATTTTTATGGAAATAATATAACTCATGTAGGCATATATCTTAAAGATACATTAGATAATTTTAAGGTATTTGAAGGCAATACATCTAACCCTAAAAATAGAAAACAAGAAGGTTTTTTTGATAAAAGCAGAAATAAAGAAATTACTATTATAAGAAAGTTACTATGAGCTATATAAACTTATCACCAAATCTTTTTTTAGGATCTTATGAACTCAAAGCTTTTCAAAGCTTTTTGAGTGAAGAGGGTTTTAGGAAACACACAGTAAAAGCTAGCTCAAGCTTTGGATTAATAAAATATCCAAATTCTTTAAATTTTACAAATGGTAAGGTTGAGCAAGATGTAGACAATGAGGCTGGAAATAAAACTATTAAAGTGGCCAAAATTGAAGCAATAGATTCTAACGGCAATTATCTTTCTAGAGAAATAGAGAGACAAATAGAGATACCTCAACAGAATACTTGGTATTGGATTAAGACTAAATATACTAATACTAGCATTGAAGATGGTACTTTTTCTATAGACATAGATGGAAACTTAAGTGGCGTAGGTGGAAATTTAATGAAAATATTTAGAGGTCAACCAAATTTTCCAACTAGAATAAAATTTATATCTGAAATAAATCAAGGAGAATACGACGTTCTTGAAGTTGTAGATAACAACAATGCTAAAATAGTTGGGTATTTTCAAGCTGAAACTGGTTTAAAAATAAAAATAGTAGGAACGTTTACCCCAGGAACTACACAATCTGAAGGAGAAAAATATCCTTTTAGAAAAGATTATGCTACAATAGAAATCGTTGAAGAGGTTGTAAAAAATACAAAACCTACCCATTTAGTTGGAGAAGAATTCTTTTTAGCAAGAATAAGGTGGTCAGAAAACCAATTAGTAATACAAGATAAAAGAACATCTATTTGGACACTTATAGATGATCAAAGTTACAAATTAGGTTCATTTTTTGAAGAAAATAAACTTTTCGGTATTGAGGCTTGTAAATACACAGAACCAACAACTTTCAATGATAGAAACATTGTTGAAATGGCTTGGGGTATGAGATCTTCAAACTGGTCTATAGATTCAAATACAAATAAAGTAACTTTGTTTGGTTCTTCTAAAGGTGGTAGATTTAAAACAATAGATAACTTTACAGATGGAGATTTTGACGGATGGAGATTATATACAGAAAATGGAAACTATTCAAAAGTTATTAGTTCTATAAAATCTGGTAGTGCTATAAATTTATCTATTGACGCTTTAGACGTAAACGACTATTTATCTGATGGGTCTATAGAGATAATAGATCAACAACTTTTAGTTGTTCCAGATTGCGAAGAGGTTCAAATTTCTATAACTGGAGAACCAGGGTATGAATTGTCAAATAGAATATATTCTTTCCCAGTAAATACTCCAGTTGCTGTAATGTTGTTAGAATTAAACAACACAGAAATAAGCACTTATAGGGTTAAGTACAGACATCTTATTAACAAAAACTATTCTAGTTGGTTTAATCCTTTAAGTGATGAGATAGGTTATTATAAAGAATCTTCATTTGATAGCTCTGGTGCGCTTGATTTAGATAGAGTAATAAATGTACCTTACAATGTAAAAGAAAACGAAGAGGGATGGTTGAAACTATATCCACATTCTTACGGAGTTCAACATTACAAAACAAAGATAGATAGATTAACTCAAGTATCTGAAAACTTCATAATGGGAGATGATTTTGAATTCAGAACATTGATACCTGGGGTGAATTCTAGATACCAACTTCTACTTACTGGAAATTGCGTTAACTCAAAAGATAAAGATCAATATATAAACTTAGACACTATTTCTGCTGTATCTGGAGACATGTTTGTATTTGTATTGTCTAAAAAGGTAGCAATAGGTGAAAAGACTTTAAATATCACATACGGATATTCAAACCTTTCAAGTACTGGAACTATTATAAAAACAATATCTGAAAGAGATTTCGGTTTAGCAGATCACGTCGACAATGGTGTTGCAGTATATGTAATATTTGACGGAGTATCTTGGTACTGTTGGCAAGATTATCAACTAACACCAAAAAATGAAGTCACGTTAGTCAATGTAGACATAAATGATAGAACGTTTTTTGATTCTTCTGGTTTGGGTGTTGGAAATGGATGGTTAGGTTATGCTATATGTAATGGAAAGAACGGTACAGACATTATAACTGGAGCTCCAGAAAACTATTATTACGTAAAGAAACTATTCTAAAATGATTAGATTATATTATTCTGGTTCAGAAAAAGCTTATGAACCACAAGCAAATGCTACAAAATCTCTTGGTGGATTTATTTCCAATTCACTAATTGGAAATGGTGTTTTAAATTCTATATTTTCTAATCTTTTTACGTCTAAAGATAATAGAAATGAAACAAAATTAATAGTATTAAAAAACGAAGGAGCTACAATAGCTACACCGTTAAAAATATGGATAGATCACACACAATTAGTCTACTCAGAAATATTAATATCTGGAGTCTTACCTTACACGGATTCATGCTCTAATTTAAAATTTGAAAACATACCTTCTGCAGATAGTCTTCCAACCTATGCTGAATTTGAAAAGTTTGACTCAAATACAAATTTTTTAGAGATAGATTTTTTTACAAACAATTCATATATAGGTATTTGGCTTCATAGAAAAGTGTTATCTTCTAAAACAACAGATTTAGACAACTTAGTTTCTTGCGATTCTTTGATTGATGAAAGTATTGACTTAAGTCAGATTTTAGAAAATTTTTCTTTAAAAATTGAATATTAATTTTTCTTAAGAAAAGAAATTGTTATTTTTGTAAAACAATGAATGAATTACAAAAAATAGCAGTCTCTAATTTTGATTTTTGTTTAGATGCTTTTGAGTATTTTACTAGAAAAATAACTTACAAAAACAAAAATTGGTATATAAAAGTCAATGAAAGAGATAAAAAAACATTGACTAAATACTTAATTGCTTTTGCTGATAAAGATGTGGTAATAGGTCATAATTTTGTATTTACCTATTTAACTTTTCAATTTTCATGGCTGTCTATAACTTGGGAAACTGGTGTTGAGAATTACAACAACGGCGAGATAGATATTCAAAAAGTATTTGGCAAAAAAGCTATAGAAAGATGGTTAAAAAGAGATGTAGAGTTTGACGATTTAATTTTTTCTCAATATTGTTTAGAAAAATTCAAACCTATAAATCTAGAAGACTTTTATAAAAGATATATTAATCACAAAAAAATAAATAACCAAAATGAAACCCTCTCCTCTATTTCGAAACACAGAATTTTATTTAAGTCTCAAGAGAATTACCTTGCATGTATTAGGGTAACTGGAGGCTTTGATAGTAAAGACGTTAATTGTTTGATCTGTCATTTTAAAAAAGAGTGTGAAGATATAACCAAGTAAAAATGACCTTAAGTGATAATTTCGTAATAGAACTTTACAAAATGTGTCTAAATTCAGAGAGAGTTTTAGATGCAGTTGTGAGACATGTAGAGTATTATTTTTTCAATGTAGAAATTCAAAAAAAGTGTTTTAAATTCTTGCTTGATTACAAGAAGACAAATGATAAAACACCTACAATAGGAATTATAAGCCAAGGACTACCGCAAAGTGCTGAAGTTTTAGAATTTCTTTCTAGAGTTAAAGATGCTGAAACAAAGAATTTAACTGATGACTCTATTCTCACCCAATTAGAAGATTTTGTAAGAAAATCAAGATTTGTAGCTTTACATGGTGAAGTAGCAGACATATACTCTAAAGGAGAAACAGATAAAGCGATAGAAATATTGGCTAAAAAATCTGAAGAAATCAATAACTTTTCGATAAAAGACAATTACTACAGTTCTATATTTTCTGGTTACCAGGAAAGATACGAAGCTAGAAAAAGGAAAAATGTAGACATTTCTCAAATAGTATCTGATAAAATTTCTTCAGGTATTCCAGAAATAGATTCATATCTACATGGTGGGTTTAGAAGAAAGACTTCTTCTCTCATAATGGCAATATCTGGTGGAGGTAAATCAACATGGTTGAGATGGATAGGTGCATACAACGCTCAATTGGGAAAAAATGTAGTTCATTTTCAAGCTGAGGGATCTAAAGACGAATGTGAAACTGGTTACGACGCTTGTTGGACTGGTGTCAACATAGACGACATGGAAATAGGTAATATTTCACCAGAATCAATTGTTAAAATAGAAAAAGCTGCAAAAAATATAATGGCTCTTGGTGGAGAAATAAGGGTTCATGCAATAGAAACATTTGATTCTATGTGGCTTGAAGACTGCAGAGAAGTTTTATTTGATATTCAAAAGCTATTTGGTCCTATAGATTTAATTATTTGGGATTACTTGGAGCTTTTTAAAAGAAGAGGGTCATTTGAAAACGAAAGAGCTAGAAGAGAGGGGGTTGCAAATGGTATAACTGACTTATCTATAGAATTTAATGCTTCTTGTGTAGCTGCAACACAAGCAATGAACATACCTAAGGAAAAACAAAACAATCCAGAATTTGTTATGACAAGGGATGACATTTCTGAATTCAAAGGAATGGTAAAACCTTTTAGTTATTTCTTAACAGTTAATGCCACTAATGACGAAAGAGATTTGGGTATATGTAGAGTTCATGGAGATAAGTTTAGAAAACACGCACCTAATAAAACTTGGAGATTTTATCAAGCTTTAGAGAAAGGTAGATTTATAGACATAAAGAGGACTAGGGAGATAAATAAGAAAAAGAATGATACTCAATAAAGATCAAATTCTTTCTATAGTTCCAAATTCTAAAATATCTTCAAATGGGAAGAATGTAAAGACTAATTGCCCAGAATGCGGTCAAAATGAATTTTACATATCTGTAACTAAACCATATAACCCAGGTCAATGTTGGAGAAAGGTTAAGTGTGGGTATAGGTGTAATATTTATTCTTTATTGAAACACTATGATCTTTTAAGAGAATTTTTAAAAGAAAGATACGGAGGTAAGTATTCTGAAAAAATAGAATCTTTTTTAGAGTCTACAGTAAAAGAAGAATTAAACTTAGAAGTAGAAGAATGCATTTTACCACTTGGATATAAAAAATTAGAATCACATGAATACATAACTGAGAGAGGCTTTGGTGACAATTTAGGTATAGAATTCGGGATAACTAAGATAGATCCAAAGTATAGAAATTACGTGATATTTCCAATCGCTCAAGATGGTTTAAATGTAGCTTTTGTATCTAGATCAAAATTTAAGAAAAAATTCTGTGAAGAAAATGGAATTTTAAGATATAGGAATTCTGAAAGTTCTTTCGAGAAAATACTTTTTGGGATAGACGATGTTGAAAAAGGTAACGTAGTAATAATTGTTGAGGGCTTATTTGATAAATTTGCAATTGACAGATTTTTGAAGAAATACGGTATCGATAACGTAAAATGTTGTTGCACATTTGGTGCACATTTTAGTACTCACCATATTTTTAGACTTTTATCTAAAGGAGTAGATGAAGTAACTATAATGTATGATTCTGATGCTATTAAAATGATAAAAAGAACACTCAGCGACGTTGAATATATCTTCAAAGAAGTTAATGTTGCTTGGGGGTTAAAGGGCGATCCAGACGAATCTTCTGATGAAGAATTGTTAGATTCATTTTTAAATGCAAAAAGCTCAACAGCATTTCAGTATGAAATTCTCGAAAGTAAACTAAAATAAATGAATAACGAAACCATTAAAAGTAGAAATCTTCCTTTGGTAGATTACATGGTACAACTCCAACTAGAATATGTTTGCGCAAAATTGAGGCAAAGAATCTACACTAGAGAAATAGATAAAAATTATTGGGGTGGGGTAGCTGAATCCAAAAAAGTAAATATAGAAAATATATCAGAGAGAAATATGCTTCCAACAATGTTTGTTTCAGAAGAAATAGAACAAGATTGCAAGCAAAGGATATACGTAGGTAAAAATTTCCCAATGTTTCTATACAGAAATGAAGATCAAAAGAGAAAACAAGAAAGATGGGATTACTATTACTATTACAAGTTTGGTGAAGATTTTCGTTTTGAATTAAACAACGAAACACTTATAGGCAAACTAAAAAGCGTAAGCAAAGACTTCACAAAATTGACTATTTTGACAGATGGTGAAGAAATGACTGTAGATTCAAAGAAGTGTTTTAGAATACTTTAAAAAAACGTAAAATATGAAAATCGTAGAAGGTAAAGCTTCGTTGCAGGCTTTTGAAAGTTGGTTAAATTTGAAATCAGTAAAATATACCAATATTAATGGTATATTTATTTTTGAAGATTTCAAACTACTCTTAGTAGAACCATTAGAGGGTTCAAAATTAATAGACTCATTATTTAGATTTATAGACTACGAACTAATAGAAAGTTACGTAGACGAAAATACCTATTTAGCTTTTGAGTTTGGATACCATTATTACTATTCTAAATTAAAAGAAGACGGTTATATAGATTTGAAGTCTTTCAAATGGCTTGGAAAATATAATAATTTGATGGATTTTAACATGCCTCACTTAGGTGTTCATACCGGGTTTGACTTATTAAGCGCAGTTGGTACACCAAAAGATTATGTAAAAAAGGCAAAATTTTTAGGTGTAGACACTTTGGGTATATGTGATAAACACACATTAGCTGGAACATATAATTTCTACAAAGCTTGCAAAGCAGAAGGAATAAAACCCATAATAGGCGCTACGATAATAACAAATGAAGGATCTTTAAAGCTTTACGTAAAAAATGAAATTGGTTGGAGAAACTTATCAAGCATAGTATCTCAAATCCAAATCAATAAATTACTTTCAATAAATCATCAAGAAGTTTTTGATAGAAGTGAAGGTCTTGTTTGTGTTATGGGTGTTTGTTTTGAAATTAAAGACTATATAGATAAATATATAGAATACTTTCAAGATGATCTTTATTTTGCCATTAATTTTCTGGAATGGAGCTCAGAAAGTAGAGACAATAAACAAATTTTATGGATAAAAGAATGCCTTCCATTCGATGAAAGTTTCGTATGGATACATGATTCATATTACATAGACAAAGAAGACTATGAAGCTAAAAAACTAATAAATACAATAGGTGGAATTAACCTACCTTCTAGTGAAGATCAATGGTTTAAATCTGACACTGAATTAGTAAATCAAGCCTATGAATTGTTTTCAGATTCAAATTTTGGACTTATTGAATTAGAAAAGTTAGTCAACAACACGGTCAAAATGTCAGAAAAGTGTTCTGGTTTTGAGTTTGATTTTTCCAGAAAATTACCTCAGTATGTTTTGACAAAAACAGAAGAAATGCTTTTCGACGATAAGGAAGATTTATTTTGGCACCAAATAGATACTGGTTTAAATTGTAAAGTAAAACCAAAAGACGAAGAAGAATTTAATTTATACATTTCTAGAGTAGAAAAAGAATTTAAGGTTATAAAAGATGCTGGTGTTTTAGATTACTTCTTAATCCTTTACGATTTCTGTAGAGAATGTAGAGCAAGAAATATTTTAGTTGGTTTTGGTAGAGGATCTGCTGCTGGTAGTTTAATAAGTTACTTATTAGATATTGTAGAGATAGATCCAATAAAATACAACCTACTATTTGAGCGTTTTCTAAATGAAGGTAGGGCTCAAAAATCACTGCCAGATATTGACACAGACATAGAAGACGTAAAGAGAGATCAAGCTAAACAGTATTTGGTGGAAAGATATACACATGATAGGGTTTCTAACGTTGGAACCTATTCTATGTATAAATTAAAATCTTTACTAACTGATGTTTTAAAATATCTTGGTGTTGAGTTCGGAACAGTAAAGTTGGCTACATCAACAATAGGTAAAGATTTTGAAGATTCATTTGAAGGATTGATGGCTTGCGCAGCTTCAGAACCAAAACTTCTTAGTATTTTACAAAAATATTCAGATTTCCAACCTCTTTTTGAAGCAATAATAGGACAACCAAGGTCTATGGGTGTTCATGCTTCAGCATCTATAATAGTTCCAATTAGAGATGGTCAAGGTAAATTTGAAAATTATACTCCAGTAACTGAAATTGATGGATATTTAGTTACTCAACTTCAAGGAACTGAATTGGATGAGCTTGGTTTTTTAAAGGCTGATATTCTTGGTTTAGCTCAATTAAGTAAATTTTCACAAACACTTGAATTAATAAAAAAAGCTAATAAAACTGTTCCAGATATTTACAACTTAAATTTAGAAGATAGAAGTGTTTATGATTATTTCCACTCAGGGTGGAATGAGGATGTTTTCCAGTTTGGATCGCCATCGCAGAAAAAATATTCTGTTTATTTGAAACCAGACAATATAGAAGAACTAACAGCTGCTAACGCTTTATATAGACCAGGGCCTATGGATTCTGGGGCACATAATCACTATGTAGAATTAAAGTTTGGTCAAAGAGTTTTAAAATTTGACCCATTTTTAGATGATGTAACGAAAGATACTGTTGGTCTTTATGTATACCAAGAGCAAGTTATGGCTGCTTATTCTAAAATTGCAAAAACTTCTTTAATAGAATCAGATTCTTTTAGAAAATTTATAACAAAACTTAAAGGTAATTATTGGGATGATCCTAATTATCTTGAATACAAAGATAAATTCATTAAAGGCTATGAAGAACTTGGAGTTTACAAAAATGAATCTTTACCTGTTTGGGAAAAAATATTAGCATTTGGAGCTTATGGTTTTAACAGAAGCCATGCAGCTTCCTATTCTGTAATGGGATACATAGCACAATATTTAAAAGTTCACTACCCTTTAGAATTCTGGACTGTTTCTCTTAAAAATTCAAAAAATGATGAGATTCAAAATAAATTATATGAAATAGCACTTTCTGGGTCAATAAAGGTATTACCACCTTCGATTAATGTTTCCACAACTGAATTTACAACAAATGGTATAGATACAATTTATTGGTCAATATCTTCAATTTATGGGTGTGGTGAAGCTTCACTTTCCAAATTAATGGAAGAAAGAGATACCAATGGTTCATTTTATTCTATAGAAGAATTTTTCAAAAGATGTTCAAAGTTGGTTAATAAAACTGTTATGTACAATCTAGCTTATGCTGGTGCATTTGATGACATCTGTGACGTAAAAAGAGCTAAGGATAGATTGAATATCGTGGAAAAATTAGACTCTCTTAGAAATGAAAAAACAAACACTATAGAAATAGGTAAGAATCATAGTTTTATTTCAAACTGGTGGTGGCAATTAAAATCAAAACAAATATGTGGATATGACGGTATAGATTATGAATCTTTAAGAGATTATCTAGATGAAAATATAATCAATAAAAGGGTCATTTCTATAGGAGAAATGGAAGATTTCGAAAGTAGTAGAGATAATGATGTTGTAATAATAGGTATAGTTAAAAAAGTAAACCCTATGACAACAAAAGGTGGCAAAAAAATGTGTAAAATGATTATGGAACAAAAATCTATATCATTTGGGGTTGTTTTGTGGGAAGATTCTTCTATTGAGTATTCTAGCATATTAGATAAATCTCTTGAAGGAAATTTGATAGCAATATCTGGATCATGTTCTTTTGATTCATATAGGCAACAAAATACTATATACTCCAAAGACAATACTTTTATTCAAATATTTTGTTAATAAACATTTTTTCTTAAGAATATATTTATTAATTTTACATATTAACTCCTATAAATGAAAAAGATAATAATCGTAGACTGGTTAAATTTGTATACTACTACTTATTATGCTCTACTTGGAAAAAAAGAATCAGTTGATTTAAATGATTTAAAAAATGCAATAGAAAGATCTTTTCAAAAAAAGATGAATTCTATAAATTTATTTTCAAATTCAAAAGTTGAAGATATAATAATAGCAGAAGATTCAGAAACTTCTTGGAGAAAATCAATATCTGATGATTACAAAATCACAAGATCAAGTAAACCAGAAGAATTAAAAAATCACCAAAAAATTCTTGTTGAAAAAATATCAAACTCAAGAATGCTATTGAATGATTTTGAAGCGGATGATATAATAGCAGGTTTATGTGATTTACTACTTACTGACACAGATTTTTTAGAGATTTTTGTAATATCAAATGACAAAGATCTACTACAGTTGACTAAAAATAATAAAGTTTTCATTGTTGGTTCTAACAACTCAATAGAGACATTTTCTTATAATAAAAATAGGCAAATTAATTCAAATGGTTTTAATATAAAACCAGTAGATTCGAAGCTTGAATTGTTAAATAAAATATTCTTAGGTTGTTCAGGTGATAACGTTCATAAATTATTAAAACATGGTGTTGGTGAAAAAGCTTTGTTAAAGTTTTGGAATAATTTAGATGAAGGCAAAGAAGAATTGGAAGCATTTAAAGAAGTAGGGTATAACTTCGAAATAAATCCAGCATTTCTAGTTAGAAATTTAAAATTAACTTCTTTAAACTTAAATCATTGGTATGAGGATACTTCTAGAGAATTAATTTTATATATATCTAATTACGATTACAAGCTTTCACCTAAAACTAATTTTTTTAACTAAATGGAGTTTACAAGAAAACAATTCAACCAACAAGATGAAAAAGTAATCTTAGACTGTTTCATTTTATCAAAAGAAAGGTTTATAGAAAAATATATGCAAAAATGTATTCAAGTATCTAGAATGCAATTATCTGAAAGCTATGATTCTATTTTCAAAAAATATAAAAATGAATATAAAAATTTAAAAATATTGTTTTTAGATAAAAACCAATATTCTATCTTAAATGTATTGTTTTCTACTACATTTTTAGAGCCAGAAACAATGATTGGTAAATGTATTTGGAGAGACATTTTAAGATCAGAGGCTAAATTATCTGAAGCTTTTTTTGAAAAAATAATAAACAACCTTATAGAGTTAAAGGTTTTAGAAAGTGTATCCAAAGAAATGTTAGCTTTAACAAAATTTGGATTTGATTGTTTTGAAAAAACAAAAAACAAATCTGTTACAACTATAGTTACTGGCAAAATACCAACACCAGAAAATTACCTAGATGTAACAAAAATAAAGAAAACCGGAAGAGGTGCTTACGATGATCTAGAAACAAAATATAAATTTGGCATGTTGGTTAATTTATGTATTGAAGATGGTAGGATAGTTGAAGCATTGGTTTTTAAATCTACAATAAGAAAAGCAATAGGCGTATCAAAAAAATTAGACCTAATGCTGCATGAACAAGTTGAATTAAGGTACGATAATAAATTATATTACAAGTCTGCGAAAGTTTTAGATAGATACAATTAATGGAAAAATTAACAATTCAAATAGGTAACTATACCTATGTGCTTAGCATTTCACCTTTTGAGTCAAACATAGACATAGATGGTCTTATTAACACAGATTACGCCAATATTTTGGGTGAGATACTAACTTTTCCAGTTTTACTCAATAAACTAGGACTCATGAAGGCAGATTGTGACAATATACTTGCTGAAGAAAAGTTCGACATGGAGGTTTTTGAGGCTCAAAAATGGGAAGAGCATAGGAAAAGAATTGCTGGTAGTGGAGAAAAGGCTACAGAAAAAATAGTTGAAAACGCTGTTTTATTAGATCAGGATTTCATATTTAAGAAAAAGAAATTTTTCAAAATGCAAAAACAAGCAGATTATTTCAACAGCATTTACTGGGCAGCAAAAGACAAGTCAGATAAATTAAATAGATTGACTGATAAACTTAGACCGTCTGAGTTTGAAATGGAACTGCTTGGTGACTCTATAAATGGAGTCATGATAAAGAAAGTAAAAAATAGATTCTAATGAAATACACTTTTCCAGATAATTCAAAAACTTTAGACAATATTGGAGAACCTAAAGAGGTTTCAAAATTCGATGAGGGTTTTTTGTCTATCATAACAGACAATGAATCTGTAAAAAAAGAAAATGTTGACTTCATAGTTAGATCTATGAAAAACAATAAAAAAAGAGACTGGTTTACAACTGATCACATATACCACTGCCCACCAGTTGTTTTAGGAAACCAATTAGGTTTTTTGGTTGTTTCTGAGGTTGATATGTATGTAAATTGGAATGGAGGACCCTCAGTAAACGATTTACATATTGATTTTTGTGAAAAACCAGAAACTCAAATTATAAGTTCTCATTTTGGAATGGGAATAATTACTTTTCAAAACAGGTTTCAGGTTAGAACATCAGAAAAAATAAACATCATAATAGTTCACCCAATCAATTATATCTTGGATTACACTTGTATGGGTGCTTATGTAGAAACTGACAATCTTAGAAGAGATTTTACTTTTAACATTAGAATAAATAAACCTGGAACCTTTAAAATAAGTAAAGGAGATCCAATAGGGTTAATGATTCCATCTGAGAGACATTTTATAGATTCTTTTGATATAAAATACGTTGAGGATGAAAAGATACTCCACAATGAAAGAAAAGCAGCTATAATATTAGGAAGAGAAAGAGCTGAAAGAGATTTAAAATATCAAGGTGGAGTTGGTAAAAGATATTACTCAGGTCAAGACGGTTGGGGGCAAAAATTTGAAGATCATCAAAAAAAATTAAATAAATGAGCAAAAAAGCAATACTTCTTACATTAGGTCATAATTCTTCTGCCATATACACAGATGGAGATTTAGTTATCGGTTAGGAAGAAGAGCGACTAAATAGAGTAAAATCTACTGCTGCCTTTCCACAATTCTCTATCCAAGAAATAGCAAAACACGTAGACATTAAAGGTTTACCTGTTTACATTTCACATTGGTTTGATAATTATGATCTTAAAAGTGAATCTTTAAAAAAATATATTGATTATGATTTCATAGTAAACAATATAAGTGCAAATATAAATTCTCATAATGATGATTTTACACATCATGATGCCCATGCCTGGTCTGCTCTTTCATTTTTTAATTATAAAAACAAACAAAAGATTTATGAAAAAATACACATTATAGTTGCTGATGGTTTCGGTAACAAACAAGAGACTTTAACAGTTTATGAATCTAAACCAGAAGGAGGTGTTTTCAATTCACTGAATGAAGTTTTAAAAATAAAAGGGTATAATAAATCATTAGGTTTAATGTACCAGTATGCCACAAGTTTCACAGGAATGAAAGAAAATCAAGACGAATACAAATATCTTGGTTATGAATCACACATCGAAGAACTATTTACAATAGAAGAAATAAATACCATAAAACATTTTTCTTACAAAGTAGTTAGTGATATTAATATTTTTAAAAAAACAGAAGATATTACAACTTCTGAAACATATATTAATCTTATAGATTTATATAAAACTAAGGATTTTTGGTATGGAATATTAGAACACTTACTGTTTGATTTGAATGTTGATGATAAGAACTCTCTTAAAGCAAGAATTCTTGTTGCATACTTTGTTCAAAAAAATATAGAAAATGCTATTTATACAATACTGTTAAAATTTAATATAAAAAATCTAATAGTTTCTGGTGGCATATTTTACAATGTTAAATTAAACAACTTTATAAATAATAAAATATGTGGTTATTTTTGCGCAATGCCTATATGTGGAGATCAGGGTTGTGGTATAGGTTTTTATGAAAGATTTATTGGAGACTTCAATTTCTCATCACTAAAAATAGGCATTAGAAAACTTTTAAATGAAAAACATCCAACTATTGGTTTAGATAAAAATATATTCTTTTTGGATAAAAACTCTGAAGATTCTATAAATACTATAGTGGAACTTATTTCTCATAATAATATAGTTCACATAATAGATAAAAATATGGAGTTTGGACCAAGAGCCTTATGTTCTACTTCATCAGTTTTCTTACCAACTCAAGAAAATGTTGACAATAACAATTACATAAATGGAAGGAATGAGGTTATGCCATGTGCCCCAGTTATGATCAAAGAAAACTTAGATTACTTCTTTGAAAGGAAAGAATATAGTAAAATAATAGGTTCCTTGGAAAGCATGATAGTTACCTTAAACTATAAAAAAGTTAACTTAAAAAAATATTCTGGGGTAATGCATAAATACCCTACTGAAGAATTATACTCTGGCAGACCTCAATTGATAAGTGATAATGAAGATTTCATGTATAAATTACTTAAATCAGTGGAGGAAAATACAGGTTACAAATGTTTGGTTAACACTTCTTTCAATTACCACGGA